TTGGTTAAACGAAAAGCATCTTTACACGTTAAAACGGATCTATCGAATATCTTTAATAACGATACGTCCCCGGTATTTACGAGTCCCGTCACGGCAGGCCCTAGCGTGCGTACGTTAGGCAAGGCGCTTGAGACCGTCTTATCGCAGATGGAGGCCCAAGGCATGCGCCCGCGTACAATCGATGATTACAATATGCACGTCTGCCACTTCATGAAAATCGTGGGTGATAAAGAACTTGATACGGTCACCGTCGATGATATTTACGAGTGGCTCTCGTCGATGGACGTTAGCAACCAAACGAAGCTGACGCGTCTCAAGTGCCTCAAAGCGTTTCTAGGGCGTTGTTTCGACAATGGGTATCTTCGCATGAACTTTTGGCGAAGCGTCCGCATACGGGTCGACAGCCCCGTCAAAGAGGGCGCTACTGATCGAGAAATACAAGTGCTGCTATCCATGCTCGACCTCTCGAAGTTTGTAGAGCTCCGAGACGCAACGGCAGTACTGCTCATGTATCAAACCGGGATCCGCGTAGGCACGCTGACTCGATTACAGAAGAAACATATCGATCTGGAAGAAGGAATGCTCCGTATGGATGGCGGCATATTAAAGAACCATCAGTCGCTACATATTCCGTTTGACGACGTATTGAAGCAATTACTCACGGTCCTCACCGAACAGAATGATATGATCCGGGAGGAGTACGGGACCAATAACGAGCTCGTGTTTGTTACGAAACAAGGGACGGCCATCGCTACTAGCCCGACAAATAATAACATCATTAAACGACTAGGCAAGTATGCACGAACCTACGGACTAAAAAATATAAATCCGCATGCTCTCAGAAGGGGTTTTGCGAAGAAGCTACTTGAGAAGGGTGCCGACATCGCACTGATCTCTAAAGCGTTAGGGCACGGGGACCTGGCGGTTACCACTCGATACCTCCACTTAGATCAAGAAGAAGTAGCCGATAGCCTTCGGAAATTCCTATAATCCATCGTTGACCTTTCGGGGTCAGCGATTTTTTTTTTGACTTTTTTAAGAAACGTGGTCCACGAGCACCGGTCATTTTGGTTCATATAAGTGTAAGGCGGAAATCGAATAATCGAAAGGGGGAGACGGAGTGAAGTCGGAAGACACCGTTGTAGACCACCGAGAGCACCCGTTCATCATGGTAACCAAGTCCGTGATCGACAATGAAGATGTGCTCGAGAAGCCGGTTGACCTCGCAGTGTATGTAGTCCTTTGCATGTACGCAGATAACCGGACGAAGGCTTCGAATCCGAGAATCGAAACGATCGCAAGGAAAGCAAGGTGTAGCGAGCGCGTCGTAAGAAGATCGATCACCAACTTGGAGGAGGCCGGGTACATCACGGTTAAGCCTCGATATGACATGCGCGGCTATCGATCAAGTAACCAATATGTGCTTACTAACCTACGAAAATGACAGGGCTAACCTGTCGAAAATGGCAGCACGGCACTGTCTAAACCGCAAGGGGAACTATACTGTTAGTTAACTAGACTGTGAGTGAACTAGACTTTAAAAACCTTTACGCTCACTATCATTCGCACTCACTGACGTTCGTCTAAGTTTGCGACAAATACTATAAACATGTAGAAGGGATGAGCAAGTATGACAAAAGAACTTCCAGTACTAAACGTTGAGCAAGATAAAGCGATGAGGGGGATCGCTAGGATGATTGACGGTTGCACATCAGCTCATAGCGTCTGGGCGAGCAAAGGTAGTGTTATTCGCTTTAGAATGGAAGGGAATTACTTCGCGAACGGCCGGAAAGCAGCGAACACGATTCCAGAAGAGGACTTCATTAAAGCGCTATACCTCGGGTATACGGTAGAGGAGGCGCCCGAGGAAAGACTTCTTGAAAGGTACCGATACTTTCGGACAGTCTCCGATGGCATCGACTATGCTGACGGAGTAGCTGACGGGATCAAGATGGCGGCTCAGATCTTGGGGCATAAGGTTAAGGGGGTAAACGCTCAATGACGAAGATCAGCACGAAAGATTGGCGAAACTTGCCGATCGAAAAGTGGAACACTACAACGTTTCACACCTACCTTACGGATCTGAACCGTGAAAAGTTCGATGTTACGTACGAGCCGTTCGGGAAAGGGAGCGTAGCAAAACGTTGGTCAACCGAGAAGGGGCAGCTAAAGAACGCTCTCAACAAGTATGGGAACGAGGTCATCCGGGAGTACATCGATAAGTGCTTCGCATCCCATAGCTTCAATCCGGAATTCCCGACATTATCATTCGGCTTCATGTTCTCCTACATGCGTAAAGAGCTAAGTCAGGCCGAAGTGTCTGTATCTAAACGAAAAATACGCGAAGAATACGCGAAACAAAACGAAAATACGGAGGTTGATGACGAATGGTTCTAAACAAATTCGACGTAAAGAAACTTGTAGGTGCTACCGCAACAATATCAATGGCTACGAGAGTTTACACCAAGTACGAGGAGTTTGCTAAGGCGGCAGGATATCCGGAGTCTGTAGATCAAGGCCGAGGATCCGACCTCATCTACGGTTACTTCCAGGATCAAGAGGTTTCACTATTAGCTAAGGGTAAGCACGAAAACGAAATTGACGTGGTCTACGTGTGTGAGGCAAGTAACGGGCTCCGGTTTCTCATGAGCGAACAAGGACTAAAAGATATCGAGGAGGGCGTTGAAATGGGCGAAATGAACACGAAACTACACGATGTACCGATTGATGAATTGTACAAGGAGATCGAGAGGCGCGCATTTGTAGCGGGCTACCGTAAAGGCAAGGAGCAGGGCATCATGTCGGTTACTGACGTAAGTGTGGGCCTCGTAAGTAAAAGTCATCGGGATATCGTTGTGACAAAAGCAATGGCCGACATTAGTGAGCTTTCTCAATACGTCTCACATTTAGAAGTTGACGCTTATAAGGTTCCTGGCGGCCCTGGAAGTACCAAGTATTACTGCCTTGCTAAGTTCGTAGTGAATCGAGAGAAGCGTACAGTAGTCGCTCTTATGCACGGGGCCCACTCCGGAAGACTATACGGGAAAGGCATCGCAAAGTGTGATCCTTCTGACTGCTTCAATGAGCACCTTGGTAAAGCAATTGCACTGCGACGAGCCATGGGGCTTTCTATCCCAACGGAGTACTTGAATGCGCCAAAACCGGAAGGGCATATGCCTGGCGATAAGACTAAGCTATTTGATACGGGAGGTACTGCGGTATATCGTACGACTGAACGTGTTAACGAGCACGGGAAAGTTTGGAACACCGAGGGCACCTTCGCATGGCCGGACGCAGGAGTACGCTACGGTAGCCCGGCGTCAGATCTTATCGTAATCGATGACACCGCACGCTACTCGTAATAGATCAAGGGGGCTGACGAATGAGAAACTGCTTACTACGGAATCTGAAAGGTACGGACTTTTGCTCGCCGATGAACCCTATATACATCGGCTTGCACGGGGCGTCCGGAAACGGCGGCAGGGTAGGGGCAGCGAATATCCCACAAGACTATTGCGGGGTGCTGCTCGCTGATTCTCCGGCAAAAGAATCTCAAAAGAAAACCTACGAAAAGCTCGAGGCTTATGCGAAGTCATTCGAGAAACATTTTGTAGACGCACAGGCGGAGCTATCCGAACAAGGGAAGACCGACAATGAAATCCGGATCAAGTCTCTGTATCTATGGTCGGAGTCACCTGGCACCGGAAAGACCACTACGGCCTCGGCTCTTCTGAACGAATGGATCCTGCGGACATATGTCGGCTACTTAAAGCGTAAGCAGGCTGCTCCTCAAAGGCTCGGATACTTTCTGGATGCCAACGCATTGCAACGAGACTACAACGCATTTAACAGGCCGAGAGTACCAGAAAGCATCGCAGGCCCGGCGGCAGACAAGTATTACAAGGCCCTAGAACGGGGCAAGCATACGCCTTTCGTAGTTCTTGATGATATCGGTATGCGTGACGTTACGGACGGCTTTAGAGGCGATCTGCATGACGTTATAAACTACCGTGTGACTAATAAAATGCCAACGATCTATACGAGCAATATTCCGATCAAAGAGCTGCCGGAAGTGTTCGGGGAAGAGCGTCTTGCAGATCGGATTGGCGATATGACTCAAGAGATTCATTTCGTGGGCGCATCGAAAAGGGGGAAGCGTAAATGAGGCGATTACTTATAGGAACGACGGCTGCACTATTCTCCTTCGCCATCACGAGGGCGTCTCAGCGAAAGTCAAAGCAACCGGAGCAAAGCGAAGTCACCTGGATAAGCGCAGACGATGTCGTTACCCTCGAACCTCTTTTCGAGCTAGGCGAAGTGGTCATTACTTTCAATCCGTATACAAGTGACTATGCACTAATGGACTTCGATGGATCCCCGTTGTACTTCCAGGTCGAGGATGTACTTTGGGACGAAGACGACGAGTGCTTCCGTTATAAACTGAAAGAAAACGATCAATGGTTTGCGGAAACGTGGCTCATGACCCCGGAGTACCCTTACATGGAGAAGCCACTATTACAAGAGGAGGAATCCGAAGTGAGAACGGAACTAACGGGAAAAGCGAAGGATGCGAACATTCGTTTACAGATCGACTACTGGCTAGCGACTTTGCAGGACGCCAAGCAGGCCGGAGACGCGAAATCATACGAAGAAGCCACGAAGGCCCTCGAGGAGTTGACTGCGAAATGAAGACGGTTGAATTCTCGGAGGAGTACCGTGAAAAGCTCATTCAATTATGCCTCGCAGTAGCCGAAGACATCGGGAACCCTGCCGATGAGCGAAAACTACGGGCCATGTCGGACGTAGAGCTCGATCTTGAATCGGATTGGTATTGGGAGTTGTCGCTGAAATGACGAGGTAACTTTACCAAAATACTAAAGGAGGAGTCTATGTGAAATCAGTTGTGAAAAAGATAAGCGAACAACAGGCAATTATTGAGTTCCACACAAACACGGGAACTAAGGTTTTGGAAATTAACGCGACAAACTACGGATATACGCATGAAGACTTTACTGATTGGGACATATCCGATGAAGAGTACTACACGATGGAAGACGTAGTTAGCAGAATAGCAGACGCGATGGGGAGCGAAGACGAGCTTATTTACGATATCGAATAGTGAATAATTCGACGAGACTTAAGGAGGCAACGGTATGAAATTTAATCGAAACGAAGTTATTAAGAGTGGTACAATCGCGCAGCCTTCGGAGGAGCTGGTCAAGAATACCCTCGGCCTTCACAACGCTTCACTTGAGGACGCTTTAAAGTATGGAGGCGAGCTTACTCGAGAAGCAATTGGAGCGATGCGGTTGGGCTTCGATAAGAAATATATAGTGGTTGATACTAAGATTCATATGCTGATCCCTGGCATGTGTCCTGCAATTCCTGGTTGGCATACCGATGGAGTGCCACGAGGAGTTTCGTTGGATCCTACGGCAAAAGAAATGCCGAACATACATGCCCAGGAGCAGTTAGATAGCCCTCGTTTCCACTTACTAGTGACGGGAGAGTCCTGTTTAACGTCCTTTATACGAGAACGTGATGTAGACCTTGAGGTGCCTGCGGAGCCTTCCACGTCTCTTTACCGAACCTTATCGAGCCAAGTTGACTTCAGACTAAAGACAGGCGAGATCTCGGAGTACTCGATCCCAAGTTGTACGGCAGCCGAATGGGATTGGTGGACGTTGCATAGTGGTAAGGCTGCGACCAAACACGAGTGGAGGTTCTTGATTCGCGTAACAGAAAGCGATCATCAAGCTCCGAAGACAAACTTACGCGACATCATTCGTACACAACAACAAGGTTATATGCCGATGGAGTTCGGTTGGTAAGGGAGAATCGTTAGATACTCGCATGGAGAAAGAAAGGAGCGATTAAATGCCGGCATACGGAGAGTCGTTTTTATCCAGGATTCTTGACGATGGGAACACGATGGCAATACGGGAGTTTAACGTAGATCGATCGGACTTCCCTTCGGCAGTAGAACGTCAAGTGTTCGATTTCATTAGTGAATACGCAAAATCAAACGGTCACAAGACTCCTGACTATCGTTCGGTTGTCGAGAAGTACCCGGATTTCTACTATCGGGAGGGAGTTACCGACTCCTATCGATACATGGTCCAAGAGCTCAAATCGTTCGCCGCGAAGAAGGGGATCCTCGATGTAATCGAAGGCAGTCCAGGGGACGACGGCAGGCCAACGAAAGAAAGTTTGGAGGAAATCCTAAACGAAAAAGACGGTAACGTAGCAATCGACCTCTTGATTTCGCAACTTGAGCAAGTTAAAATGAGAACAGGTGTTCGGGGTAAACTCGGAACAGATATGAAAAAAGACTCAGAACTGATCCTCGCAGAGTACGAAAAGCGAAGGGATGGCGAGTCATATAAGGTTTGGCAGTCGTTCCTCCCCAAGATTAACGAGGCTACGGGAGGCTATGTTTCTTCCAATGTTTACGTTTACTATGGGAAATCTGGACGAGGTAAATCAGCAGTCACTCTACGAGAAGCACTTGGGCTAGCGATACAGGGGGCTAATGTTCTCATTTGGTCAATGGAAATGGGATGGTATGAGGTCCTAGTTCGATTGTTTACTATGTACTCGCAAATCCTCGGCGACGTGGCTACTGCGGAAATCAATGGGGTTAACATGGCTGTCGGGTTTAATTCGAGGGACATGCGCCAAGGTAAATTACCAGAAGATTTCGAGGAGAAGTTCTACGAGTTTATCCGTTCACTTAATGAAAGCCTGGAAGGGAACATTATCGTTCGAGGTGTAGACGATGAGGACTTCAACGATCGTTCGCTTAAAGCGTTGGAAGCTGAAATTATCCAAACGGAGGCTGACGTCGTTTTGCTCGATCCATTCTATTACCTCGACTATGAAGCGAATACTTCGAAGACAACCGGAGGGGACGCTGCCAACACGTCCAAGAAATTGCGAAGACTCGCAGGAACAACGGACGTTACCGTTCTAGCAATCACTCAAGCTGATGAAACAGATGAAATCGAAGACGACGACGGCAATCGGGAGCTATCGCTGCCGAAACGTAAAGACGTCAGCAAGACAAAGCAGCTCCTACAAGATGCAGCACTTCTTATCGGAGTTGATACGAACTACAAGGACGGCCGCGGACTAGTCGGTCTGAACAAAGGACGTGACGGTGGTGAAGGGGATGTCGCGGATATTATCTATCTACCTCAATTCGGCATCATCGAAGAAATCCAACTAGACGAACTACAAGCGATGGCTCTTGCGGAATTAATCTAACGGAACGGAGGTAAATATTGTGAGCAGTGTAACTATTGACGATTTAAGGTTAGACCTGGATATAATGGAAGTGCTTTCGGAGTATTCGTGGCAATCCGCGAACTGGAAGCCGGGTAAACTGATCGCTGCTTCTCCGTTCCGGGATGAAATACACCCTTCTTTCTTCGTTAACCTGACCAACGGAGCCTGGGGTGATTCCGGAGCTTATGATGAAAACTACGCGTCAGGTAACCTCGCAAAGCTACTCGCATTTCTGCGTAATGAAACCTACGAAGAAACACTCGAATATCTCGTCGACCTCTATGGCGTTCGAGAATTAAATCCCGGTGATCGAATAGAAGTACCTAAGATGCGTCTTAAGAAGGCCCGAACTCGTATCGAACTAGACGAAAAGGTACTGGATCCGTTTAAATACCGTAATCCCTATTTACGGAATCGAGGCATATCAGAGGCAATTCAACGGTACATGGGAGTAGGGTACTCGCAGGGATCGAAGGCTGTCACCTTGCCCTGGCGTCACCCGGATGGGACTCTTGCAAACGTGAAGTTCAGACAAATCGTAGGCAAGACATTTTGGTATGCGAAAGATGCTGCCCCTATTCGGGAGCTAATATATGGAATCGATAAAATCTATTCTCGGGGAATAACAACAGTGGTCGTCTGTGAAGCGGAAATTGACGCCTTGAGTTGGATGACTTGCGGGGTACCGGCAATTGCGTTAGGAGGCACGGCACTTACTCGTGACAAACTGGATCTAATACGAAGAAGCCCTATTGAACGAATCATTAAGGCTATGGACAACGATGGGCCCGGAGGTAAATTGAGTCGGATGTTAGACGCAGGGCTACGTGGCTATTTGGCGGTAGACACCGTAGAAATTCCCGCGCCATACAACGACTCGAACGAAGCGCACGTTAAGGGCGTGGATCTCCGGAGTCTTCTCTAATTATCTCGACTACCTCCTCGATAGGAACGTCGAGGTAAATACATACTTTATCGATAGAATCGATGTTCATAGTTTGGTCCTTCCGCAGCTTAGCTACGGTACGAGCGTTTAGAGGTCCCCCTTTGATACTTTCCAGATCGCTCATCTTCATCTTCTTTTTAATTAAAGTAATTCGTAATGGTTCGTAACTAATCATCTATGTACTCCTTTGAAAATTGTTCGCGTAATCTGAGTCTTTATGCTCATTACAAACATGCAGTTTTTCGTGCATAATCGTATTTGTGAGAAAAAATGGCACACTTAAAAAATTCTTGCAAAAACTTTTAAAACGATGGTCCACACGCAGACATTAAATTGGTTCATATAAGTGTAGGGCAAACAAAGGAGAGGAAAAAATGAACAAACAACATCTTAACACATTGGTAGCTGAGTACCGCGGAGGAAACGAATTGGCGTTCGGGGAAATCTTCCGCATGGTGAACCCTTTGATTGAAAACGCATCGCGACTTATTGAGAAGGTAAGCGACGATCCAACGAAGTTTGACTGCCGAGTTCTTCTTAAAATAAAGAAAGCAATCGAAGATCCAACGATAAAGGACTTCGGGGGTTACGTTAAAACAATCATCGGCAACGAAAGATCAGACTTCCTTACAAGGCGAAAGCGAAAACGAGAAGATATCTCAATGACCGCCATGGAAGGCGATGGAGACGAAGATCTCGGTTATCAGTTTAAGTCTACGGAAGACACGGAAGCAGAAGTGGTATTTAAAGAGCGAGTCACCCTGTTGGCGCAAGGTGACCCTAGAAAAACTTTGGTACTCGAACAGTGGTCGAAAGGCGTAAGTGATAATAAAGCAATCTCCGAGTTGTTGGCGCAACTCTTTGGAGGTAAAGCGACTGGACATCGCAGCTTCATTAAACGCTTCCGTACCGAATGTCGAGAAATGCTGTCTTAAATGGGATCTCGGGGAGTGGTCGCTCCCTATCCCGTCTCAATTATATTATTCCATATAACGAATGTAAATACTCCAACGCTTTACAAATTTATTACAATCCGGAAAGGACGGACGGAAAAATGCGGTTCTTAGAAACGAAGTTAGACGAAGAATTAGCGAAGGTTCAGCCGGACCTGGCTTACGAAGGCGGGATCCCGGAAGACCAAGACGAGCTTGACTATATAACCATTACCTTGAAGGGAGTTCGATTAGCATGACTCAACTTTTTATCGCACCTCACGCCCAGGAACGCTTGAAGCAACGCTTTGGAATTCACTCGTTATCTTCAATGAGATCTTTCGCTGAGGCCAAAAAGAAAGACGGGAAACTGAAAGAGATATCGAATGAAGGCCGCAAAATCTACCGTTGGGGCAGCATTGAACTTATATTTACGCAAGACGAGAAAACCTTAATCACCGTCATCGACACGAAATCAGAGGAAGTAGTCGCAGCCGTAATAGAGAATGTCGTGGTAAAAGAAGCGAGAAAAATGCTTACCGTTAAGAGCCGTGTTTACCGGAAAGAAGAGATCAGAGTCGCTGAGATCACGCTTAATATGCTTAAGGCGAAAAACCCGAAAATAAAAGCGAAATTAAGCGAAACATTAGCGAGTGCTAAGACGGAACTTGATCGATTGAAAACCGACATTCGAGCGATTCGAACGGTGGCTAAGAAGTACGGCGTCAACCTTTAAGAACTCGGCGTCTCAATGACGCCCGTCCGTCGGAGACCATCGAGCCACCCGTTAAGTAAAAGTGTCGCTAGGATGCTGCTTAATAGCCGTCCTGGTTTCGGGTAGGTATTCGTTGGTTTGCGACGGGCGGTCTAGCTAACCGTCAGCATCGGACATACCATGTGCCACCGGAGTTGTAGCTCAGTTTGGTAGAGCAAGCGCGTATCCCGGGAAAAGGTCGCGGGTTCAAATCCCGCCAACTTACGAGCACATGCGTCGGTGAGAGACTCGGAATACTCCGGCTTTCTCACGGGCGAGTTAACCTCTCGGAAGTCCGTTTGCCGTGCTAATGCGCGGGGATCGGGGTAGGGTCGCAACCTTGCCGAGAGTTTCACCCGATAATTACACGAAAGTACACGAAAGGGGAACGAATTAATGGGTCTACGTGATCGATTGAAGAAACGCGAAGAGAAACGTGAGCAAGGCCAAAACAATTTGCCGGAGGGCGTAACGAGGTATGTTCGCTTGAGTCAAGAACTGAAAGACGGCAAGGACTTCGTTATCCTACGTGATCCTAACCTTTGGTTCTTCTACTACGTGCATGAAGATGGCGATTACGCTACTCGTGCGACCTACGTTAAAAAACATACATGCCTACACTCGCCAAGAAAGGCGCCTGAGACAGAGAAGGAAGCCGATGAAATGTTCATGAAGTTCGAGAAGCCGAATGGCGACGTGTGTATCTCGGATAAAGCGAAAGCGAAGCGTGGCTTGTACTTCATGGTCCCGGTATACGACATCGAGTACGGTGAGTGGCGCGTCATGGACCTTAAGGAATTCCACGTAAACAACTTGATGGACGATATCGAGAAAACCGAGAAGGCTGCCCGTAAGTTCGATAAATCCTATACGATGATTGGCGATGTCGTAACGTTCAGCAAAGCGGACAAAACGTACACTGTCGGATCAAGCGATATGGATGAGGCGGAAGCAGCGAAGGCCATCGAAGCAGCGAGCAAACTCGATCAGTCCTTGATTGATTACGAAGAGTTAGCGAACTTCCGTGATGAAGCTGACATGATTAGCATTCTTCGCGAGGCCACCGATGACAAGGTTGATAAATCCGTGTTGCCTGCAAAAGCCGAAGAGCCTGCTGCGGACACAAGCGCTGAACCAGTAGCCGACGGGGACATCCAAGAGGACGAGCTACCGTTCTAATTGACAACAAAAGAGGAGGCAAACAATGGCACACGAGACACAAGTAACTGGAACTGTCTCGGAGCTAACGGCAGCACTCGCGCTACTATCGAACGGTTACGAGGTAGCGCTGCCGTTTGCACCCGAGATCTACGACTTAATGATACGAGATCCACTTACTGGCGATAAATTCACGGTCCAAGTAAAAACGATCAGACGTCGAGTGGACCGGGGGAACGAGCTAGTTGTATACGCAACGAACGGTAAAGGCGAAGCGTATCAACCCCATGACTGCGATCTAATTGTCGGTGTCGAGGGAGATACGATCTACATGTTCGAATGCACTGGAAAACGGGAGTATTGGGCGAGCGATGCGACGGCAGCAAAACGTTGGGTCAAGTTCACCAGGGACGAACGAATCGATCCGGTAAAGGCCATGGATGCACTACAACCTAAATTACGAGAGGCGGCGTTATAATGGCGAAAATCAGCGAAGTGAAAATTGGGGACACAATCAAAATCACGGACAAGGGGTACTCAGCCGGTTTGTATAAGAATGGTGACGTGTTTACCGTTGAATCGTTTTACTCAGGTCTATCCGAAGGCGTAATCGTCAAAGAGCTTTCCGATATATTCATCGGTCCGGACGAGTTTGAAGTGATCCAAGCAGCTCCCACTCCGCAAGTAGGAGATATCGTGGTCTTCAACGGAAATTACTGCTACTTAACTGAGGGCAAGCCGTACGCAATTACTCATATTGATTCTGACGGAATCCTAATGGTAGATGACGATGACGGTGACGAGCTAGCAGTGGACGATGACATGGTTTTCACGGTGTTTAAGCCGGTATCTATGGCCGATCAAAAACCGGTGTATGTTCCTCAGATCGGAGACATCGTCAAGGTCAATGAGACCGGAGCCTATAATTCTTCTCATAAAGAAGGCGATATTGGCGAGGTTGTAGAAATCGATCGAGTTACATTCCGCGTGAACACGGCTAGCGCCACAATCTCTAATTGGGTCAAAGCGTGGCATGTAACGCTTGTCACGAAAGCAGAGGATCGCGCTGATAATGTGTGACGCTCCAAACGTAGTCAATGCGAGTGAGGTTGGCGGCATACCCGAACGTAAGTGTGCCGTGGCCTCATGTAATTCGCCTTCACCAGATCTATACGACGATCACCTCGAGCAATACTACTGTGACGTCGATTGCCTGGCGGAGTATATATGTGAAAATCCCGAACAGATAGCCGAATGGTATGCACGGATGAATATACACGTAATCAAAAACGACTAAAAAACGAAATGGAGCGATGTTAAATGACTAACATTACAAAAGGAACGAAAATCGAGATCACAAACGCAACTATGGCGGCTGGAAACTATAAAGAGGGCGATGTCCTAACGGTCAAGTCCCATCATCCAGAAACGTTTATCCAACACGAGCACGTTTTGGTGGAAGGGCTAAGCACGCCGATCCTTCGAAAAGAGTTCGTAGTGCTGCCTGAGGCATCGAAACTCAAGACAGGCGATAAGGTCAAACTAGTGTCAGGTGGCAACGAGTTCCCATTGCACGGCTTCATTACGGGCAGTGAGTACGAAATTTCTGCGATGCCTGACGAGCACCGGAACCATAAGGGGAAAGGTCTTATCGAGATCAAAAAGAGGACCATCGGAAGAGGGTACGCCAAGCCCGAGCAGCTTGAGCTAGTCGAAGAGAAAAAGCTAAAGGTAGGCGACCAAGTTCGAGTGATCCAACCTGGGCATGCGAACCAAGGTAAAACCCTTCGTATTAGTGCTACTCGTGACTCTAACTACCATCCGTACCAAACTGAGTACTTAAGTGGAGCGACTGCTGACGTTCATTCTGCCGAGCAGCTTGAACTTGTCGAGGGCATGAGGTCTGTCGAAGCGCCTAGATTTGTCGAGGGGGACATCGTCCAGGTCGTCGAGCATGCTAATACGAACGGCTTCGGAGGCAAGCCGGGGGATATTGCGAAGGTTGTCGGCAATTCGGAATTTGCCCCAGGTAAAAAAGTGCGTCTCGAAAAACTTGGCGGAGGAACGTACGGCGGTAATCCGTGGGCTCTAACCGAGGGCATCCAGAAGATTTCAACTACGAAGCGTGGTGCCAAGGCAGGCGAACTCATTCTTATCGTGAACGCTCATCCGATCAGTGAGCAGTCGTATAGCAATGGAGACGTGCTAACAGTAGAGGAAACGGGAGCAATTTTCGGAAACGACGTGTACGTGGAAGAGTTTGATACCTTTGTAGATTACAAGGAGTATGAAGTAATCGAAAAAGTGTCCCCGGTGGCCAAAAAGAAAGACCGAAGCGTCAAGGTTGGCGACAGAGTTGAGGCGGTCTTCAATAAGTCCGGTATGGGATCTGCTAACCGCATCGGATGGGAGCGAGGCGGCCAAGGGCTAATTCCAAAAGGGGCGAAAGGCACTGTGGTAAGCGTGTCAGACAAAGGAGTCGAGGTGGAAGTAGACGCGAAATATGCAGGAGACGCATCGTACTCTAAGCACGCAGGATTCTTCCTGGCAGACACCGAGTACAAAGTTCTCGAGGGCGACCCGCAACCTGTCCCGGCCCTAAACGTAGGAGATCTCGCCATGGGTACTCGAAAACGGTCAGGAAAATCAGAGGTAGCGATCGGAGTGATCGAAGATACTGCAAGTGGAAAAGCCTACGGTATAAGAGAGCTAGCTACGGGTGATTACAAAGGGTTCTTCATGGATGAGGGCGCCACTGTAACGCTGCTAGCGAAGAAAGAGGATCGACAAGACCTACTGTAATCGAGGTGATTGTGTGAGCAAACGAATTAGTATCGGCAAGGTGACGTTAAAGGACGACGACCAAGCGGGCAGAAAGCGAGCCCGCGAGGCTGAGTCCCGTAAAAAATCGAACCAGGAGACGTTAGAAGAGGCATGGCAGCGTATCAAGAAATCGAAAGCGTACACTAAGGGCGGCCTGGATCAGAAGCGCCTGGATGACGTTTACGAGGCGATGATGGCCGGAGACCTCGGGCGTGAGCCGGTTGAGCCCGGCAAAAAGCAAAAGAAATTCAGCGCAGCCGAGGCCATGCGGTTATGGAAAGCCCTAAACGTCCAGAGGCGGGAGGAAAAGCTCCGTAAGATGGTCGAGGAGACGCCGGATAACTACGAGCTAATCACCGATGAAATGCACTTGAAGTCGTTTATCAAGTCGACAGTTCTCGAGCCTACGATTTCAGTAGATACGGAGACGACCGGAGTGGATCCGTACACCGACGTAATTGTCGGGATATCCTTGACACTGCCGAATGCAGATCGTCACTGCTACATCCCCGTGGGGCATACGGACGAGTCCATGCAGGGGAGGCCGCAGTTATCCAGGAAGTACGTGCTCGAGCAACTTAGGTCGATCCTTTATAACGAGAAGCTCGGGAAAGTAGCCCATAACGCAGTATTCGATATCCAAATGTTCCGTCGACACGGGTCCGACTTGCTAGGCGTAGTATGGGACACGATGACTGCGATGCACCTTTTGAACGAAAACGAGCCGTCCTTCAAGTTGAAAGATCTTGCTCCTCGTTGGCTAGGAGTAGAGTCCGATACATTCGGAGAGCTATTCGGCAAGACGTTGTTTAGTGAAGTTCCGATTGAAGTGGCCCTTGTATATGCCTCGAAAGATACTCATATCACTTGGCGACTCTACGAATATCAGCGAAAGCATTTCGAGAAGCTACCAACGATACTTGAGTATTACACAACCGTTGAGGTACCGATCTTATACGTAGTTGCCGCGATGGAGGCGAGAGGGTACAGGCTAGACCTGGACTTTGCGAAGCAGTACGGTCAATCCCTTCGAGAGACGGCGGACAGTTTGAGTAAGGAGCTTATCGAGTTTTTATCTCCGTACCACGAGGGAGAAGAAGTCATAAACCTAAACTCCACTCATCAGATGAAGCCGGCATTATCGAAGGCGATCGGCAAAGAGCTCCCGAACCTGGATGCGAAGAAGACTCTCAAGCCGTTGAGAGATAAGTACGAGATCATTGCTAAACTCCTAGAATACAAGAACGTGACGAAACTGGCAGGCACTTACATCGAAGCTCTTCCGTTGAAGCGTAACCCGACGACCAAACGTTGGCATTCTCGTTTCAATCCTATGGGAACCGTGACAGGTCGTTTCAGTTCCGGCAAGGACGAGGAAGACACGTCAGGCCAAGGTTTCAACGTACAGAATCAGCCGCAAGAAGCACGGCCAATGTTCCTGCCCGATAAAGGGAAAGTACTCATCGGCGCCGACTTCAAAGCCCAGGAAATACGTTGTGTAGCGTATCTTAGTGGCGAACCGGTTCTGATCGAGGCGTTCCGTCACAACCGAGATCCATACGCGATGATGGCCTCCGTTTACTACGATAAGCCGTGGGAGGAACTTCACAAGCTACCTGACGGCTCCGACACCCCCGAGCGTAAACAGTTCAAAGTCATATGGCTTGCGCTGCTCTACGGAATGTCCGATTACTCACTCGGTAACATGCTTGGGGTATCGAAGGATGAGGCCGCAGAATTCCGTGAGGGTATTTTCGGTACGATGCCTAAACTCGGTGCGTGGCTCGAAGGTAACAAGAAGTTTGCGAGCAAGTACGGGTACGTGTGGGCCGACCTTAAGGCAAGGAAGCGTAGACTACCTGACGCCAAACTTCGTCGTAGACGGATCCCGTGGGGCAAGTTTAAGGACCCCGCATACGAAGAGGATCGGAAGCACAACGGAAAGATCGGACGTGCCGAACGTCAGGGTACGAACGCTCGAGTGCAAGGCAGTTCCTCGATCCAAACGAAGGTGACGATGATCCGTGCTCACGAAGAGTGCCTGCTGCGCGACGGTTGGGATCTGTGGGCGACGGTACATGACGAGCTGATCTTTGAGATCCCCGAAGACTTTACCCGTGAGGACATCGAAGTGATCCGTGACATTATGCTGCATAGTTACCCGTGGGGAGACGTAGTCCCTAACGGCACGGACATTGAGGTAATGACTCGATGGGGCGAAGGGATTACCGTTGACGCATGGTTCGAAAAGAAAAACGAAAATTGAGTTTCCATGGTCCACAAGCGCGAGTGAAATTGGTTCATATAAGTGTAAGGCAAAAACAAATCGAATGGAGCGATGTTAAATGATGAAATCAACACTAACCGCAGGTACTCGAGTAAAGGTAGACTCCGCATTCTACAAGGGCATGGGATCGATAGTTAGATCCGAAAGTAGAGTAGCTGATAGTGTAGGTTACATTATCGACACTGACGATAGGAACGGTTCTTTCCGAAGTGATGGACATATGTTCGCCTTTGATTCAGAGTTTGAGGTAGTGGCCACGGCAGAAAAGTTCCAAAATGGCGACAAAGCAATCATTACTAGTCGCAGCTCGGCCATGCACGGGTTTTCCATCGGCGATACTGTAACGATTACAGACGATTCTTGGGGCGAAAAAAGACGAGGTGGGCACGATTATCAGATTTCAATTCCCGGAACTCGAGGATATGCCGATGCGCACAACCTTAAGCTAGTACAGGAAGCACCGTACCGAGTAGGGGAAACGGTAAGAGTTACCCAACGAGGTTTCCATTTCTTGGAGATCGGCGCAGAGGCCAAGGTCCTATCGGTAAGCTCCGAGGGTACTGACGGAGAACGTCGCTACCACGTTGAAGGCATGACGGTAAAAGGCTTTGAATCACCTCAAATTGTGCGGGAGTGCGATATCGCCGCCATGCCTAAAGTGGAGCTGAAAGTAGGCGACAAGGTGAAAATCGTGAACGACGAAACTGAAAGTCATCGTTTTGAGATCGGAGACATCGCAACGATCATCAAGGTAGACAAGCGTGACGACCGTCAGCCGTATCTATGCGAGGATCGCGAAGGTGAAAGCGAGTGTGGTTGGGTGACTAAGAAAGATGTCGTACTAGCTTCACGCGAAGAATTAGACGAAACTACACGATATGATGTCGTTAACTTCCTACGTGATCTGACGGATGCAGAACTTCTCGATATTATGCAGGAGGTTCGAGCGTAATGCGAGGTCAACTAACGTTAATCAAACGAAGCAGCCCGGCTTGTCCGGGTTGTAACGTTATGAAAGCCATGCTCGACGGCGAGGGCATCGAATACTCTACGATTGATCTTACGGAAGAGCCGGAAGCCCAGGACACATACGGTGTTACCGGGATCCCGGCATTAGTAATCAACGGAGAAATTAAGTTTACCGGGGTCACCCCGATCGAGGAGATCACCGCAGCACTTACCACTAAGAAGGAGGACGAGTAAATGTACGTAGTACTCGATTTCGAAACGACAGGGCTCGACTACAAGAGGGACCAAGTCACTGAGATTGGGGCCATTCGCCTCGACGATCAACTTCGTGAGGTTGGGTCCTTTCATACATTCGTTAAGCTAATGCCGGGCAATGTCCTTTCGGAATACACGGATATCACCCAGGACATGGTCGATGCCGGAGTTACCGAGATTCAAGGTATGAGTCAACTAGAGCAATTTATCGGACGTGCAACGGTGGTAGCTCAGTGGGCTCCGTTTGACCTGGCGTTCCTTTCACGGCACGGTATCGAGCCTCATCGATTCATATGTACGAAGTCCCTTACTTCGCAGGCGGAGCCGGAGGAGTCTTCTAGCCTAGGCCCAACTTGTGAGAGACACGGAATCTCATTGGTTAACGCCCACCGGGCCCTAGATGATGCCCGTGCTACTGGCCAAGTCCTCGCGCACTGGCTGACAAGTGGCAAAGAGCTAGACTCCGATAATTCCCTCGTGGTGAGTCCGGGCCGACCGTTAAATTTCATCCCGAGATCCACCAAGACCATTTACACGAAGAAAGGCGAAGTTATTGCGAATTTTAACTAAGGAGTGGTTACTTGACGAAATCTTACATTGATCCCCAAGCTATTGCAGACGATCTTATCCGCCATCTTGATGAGTGGTACTCGCTACCCGAGGTATGGGATAACGAGCTTGATCGTCAAATCCACGAATGGTATGCAGATCCACCCCAAGTTTGGCCTAAGCGGCCTTACTTCTCCCCAAGCTCCGCAGACGCAGATCCCCGCGAGCTCTACTACAAGCAGTTAAGATCCCAAAAAGACGTAGAACGAAAGCAGCCGCATCAGGGCCGATGGACTCACCTCGGTACCTTAGTCGGCGACATGATTCAACGAACAGTGCTCGCTATGGAACGGAACATGAAAAAGAAAGCTGCGTTCCCTTCACGGTTCCGTTTTCTCCGCACAAAAGATGGCCGCCCTATGTTCGAGGACTTCGCAAAGAAAAACGTGAGGGTTACCCACGGAGGGCGTACGTTCTACCTTTACGGAACTTGCGATGGGATCATGGAATACGCCCATCCAGAGACCGGCGAGATCCTTCGTGTAGGCCTCGAGGTAAAGTCGAAGCAGACTACCTCCGCGAAGACCTCATTGTACTCCATGCGGGAGCCCGAAGAGAAGCACAAAAAACAGTGTTTCGTTTACGGCGAAATGTACGAGGTCGACTATTACATCATTCTATACGTCAATACGGCGAAGAAGTCGTGGGAAGTCGATGAGGAGGACTACCAGAAGTCACCCGACATTCGAGCGTTTGGCTTCGAGATCACCCAGGAAGACAAGGACGAGGTATTCGATTACTTCGTAAGTGTCCTGGATGCAGTGAACGATATGTCCCCGCCACCTCTAAAGCCCGACAAGTGGACGTTCAACAACTTCAAGTCGATCATCGCGTTGGAAATGACCGAGGATGAAATCGACGAGGTCCGTAGACTGAAAAACCGTGCAATACGTTCGAGGCTACCGGACTACAAGAAGAGATCTTACGCTGATTGTCTACACGATATTTTAGCGATAAGAGACGAAAGGAAACGGAGGGCGAACGGATGACTAAGTTTAACAAGGGCGATCGAGTTAAGGTCGCATTAGTCTCAGGGTACATTCTCAGTCAGAACCAACGAAGGGGAACAGTGAAGACCGTTGGCGTACTAGGAACGACTCGTATCGACGTTGAGCTCGATAACTACTCCGGTGGATCCCTAACGTTTCTTCCGGAAGCTCTCGTTAAAGAAAGCCCTAAGAAAATTACACGAGTCAAAGTCTTAGGAGTTCCTTTGGTGACGATTGTAGGTGACTTTGAGTGACACGAGTCCTTGCCTTCGACACCTCCATGTCAGGGCCCGGCGTGTCTCTCGTTGACTTCAAACGAGGAAAGCCGAAGCTCCTGGATGTGAGCAGCATTAAAACTACTTCGACTCAGCCCTTGGCCGTCAGGTTCGATATTGTACAGTCTTGGGCTACGTTGTTTCTCGCTAACCATGCACGGAAGGGATTCGAGGTCGTCGGTCGTGAAGACTTTCACGGCATGTCGTCGCAACAGAATTACCCCGTCCTGGCAGCGTGGGCGGCCACCGAACGTGCGGTTCACCTGTTCGATCATGAGTTTGATAAGTACGTCTACTTTACGACGAAAGGCAAGCGTAAGTCCGGGCATGGGGTTTCTCAGTCTCGAGCAAAAACGCTAGTCGTCGGAAAAGGCAAAGCTGAGAAGCCGGAAGTGGACGAAGCCGTGCGTGAGATCACCGGATTCACGGGAGATTTCGCTAATGACAATGAGTCTGACGCGGTGTGCATCGCATTGGCTTATGGGATCCAACTCGGCCTCATGCCGGACGTACACGGAAAACTGAACAAATACGAATTGGAGGCGATCTCTAGTGGAAATTCTTAACACCGAAACGGTAGAAGTTCTCGGCGGCTTAGGGGTTTTGTTTATCGCCATTGGCGTAGTTATTGCTTTTCTAAGCGCAGTTGTCTTTTTCGCAGCTTTGGAGCACGGCGAGGTCCTTACGGCCTTGCTAGCTCTTGCAGTAGCAATCGGAGGCATCATGATTATCACAAATCTGCATGACGTAGGTGAAACGAAATATGAGAAGCTCGATGTAATCGTAACTGACTTTAACGAGATCTACGACCAAGGCTACGAAATTGTTGAGCAGAACGGCGAAATTATAACGATCAAGAAGGAGGGAGCAGGCGAATGAATACTTTACTCGGGATTATTTTACTTCCGATCACCCTAGCTGTCCTCGCCTTACTCGGGTACTTCTTCGGGGTGATCCTCGCCATAACGCCTTTGATCGGCAGCCTTCTTGATTTCGGATTTATCTCTACTCCGACAATGCTAGCATGGGTATTTGTTGGAGCATTCACGCTCGGGCTTTTCAATCGTAAGGGCGGCGAGTAAGTATGCGACTAAGCGAACTGAATCGAATTCTGCAAGGTCTGAAAGAGGATCGAGCAGAGATCGATTATGACATCGAGAGGGCCCAACGCAGCATGTCCGATCTTCTCGTGGAGAAATTCGAGAACGGCGTAGCTATTGAGAAACTTGAAAAAGAGATAGAACGAAAATGGCACGAAGAGATCGAGGCAGAGGAGGAAGAGTAAATGGGCGCAATAATTCTACTAGTGGTCGGCATGATAATTGGGGGCATCGTAGCGTACAAGTTATCCGATTGGCCTGGTCCGCAGGACTTCGTTTTAGGGTCCGTATTGGGCCTGCTGCCTGCGTTTCTGATAGTAGTTGTAATCTCCTTGTGCATAAGGGTGGAGGAAGTAAAGGTAGACGAGATTCCGTTGCAGGCACTTAAAGACGGTAGTCAGTCGGAAGGCTCCTTCTTTCTTGGTTCCGGCACTGTAGAAGGAAGCGAATATTACTTCTTCGTGAAGGAGACAGACCGGGGCATGAAACGGGACAAAGTCAACGCTGACTATGTTTACATCATCGAAGACGAAGACGAGGAGCCCCGAATGGAGGTCTATGCCGGTATCCCGGCGACCGCATTCGGTAAATTCATGTTCGATGACGGAGTTATAGGCAGCGAGGAAGACCGGACATATAGCATCATCGTGCCAAATGGCACTGTAACAAACGAATTCAGCATCGACTTTGAATAGGGAGGACGATAGTGAATGAACGTAAGCATTAAACAGTTAAATCGTGACATCGAGAAGTTCCCGCAAGTGACACCGATTGATCTTACCATGGAAAAATCCTTCGACGGTGTCTCGAGGCTTATCATGCTAGATCGGTACGCGTTCAAAGACACCAGGCACGACACGCTGAAAGTCGGCGATCTCGTTGTCCTTACGATCAGCCCGGATCCAAACTTCCCGGCAAGAGGCGTCGGAAATGTCGTACGAATTAATGGTAATCAGATCACGGTCAAAGTCGAGGAGGCATACGTTGGCCAAGCAGGCAGCGAGGAGATTACGGTGCAAAAGAAAGTAGTCGACAAGCCACTCGAAGTGTATTGGGAGCAGATTGCCCGTAGGAACGCACGAGGTCTCGCCGAGGTTGAGCACGAGTCAGTTCGCCAGGAGTGGGAGCAGCGCTTTTATGAAGAGCTCGTGTCTCTCAATTTTGTTCCGGCGGGGCGGGTCATCTACGGAGCTGGCAGCGGGCAGGACGTGACCTACTTCAATTGCTACGTGATGCCGTACCCGAAGGACAGTCGAGAAGGAATCGGGCAGCATCGTAATGAGGTAATGGAGATCATGTCTCGTGGCGGCGGTGTAGGAACGAATGGGTCTACGCTGCGTCCGAGGAACACCCTGGCTAGAGGCGTTAACGGTAAATCATCCGGCTCAGTTTCCTGGCTAGATGATATCGCTAAGCTGACGCACCTTGTCGAGCAGGGCGGTTCTCGTCGTGGAGCTCAGATGATAATGTTACAGTCGTCTCATCCGGATATCCTCGAGTTTATTATCTCGAAGATGCAGAACCCGAGGATCCTTCGTTTTATCATCGACACGACAGAGGACGAGGAAATACGAGAGCTAGCTAAGCAGAAGCTCAAGTTCACGCCGTTAGGTGAGGACGAGAAGAAGGTACTCGAGGAGTTTGTCTATCGTAACGCGCATGAGGATTTAGAAGATACGAGTTACTACCGTTATGCTGACGGTCTTCTACGTGACGGCGGGCGTTACTCTGTTCATAATCCAGAGTTTCTGTCAGGTGCGAATATCTCCGTTGCTATTACGGATGATTTCATGCAGGCAGTCGAGGAAGACGAAGAATATGAGCTTTGCTTCCCGGACACTGAGAACTACGACGAGGAACAGATGCAGTACTACGATGAGCACTGGCATGAAGTAGGAGACCCCCGAGAGTGGCCGTTGCCGGTCAAGACGTACCGCACTATCAAGGCGAAGCAACTATGGGAGCTAATCAATATCTGCGCTACCTACGCTGCTGAGCCCGGGATCTTTTTCATCGACAATGCAAACGACAAGACTAATGCAGTGGCATACGGTCAGAAGGTTGTGGCCACGAATCCTTGTGGTGAGCAGCCGTTGGCCCCGTACTCGGTTTGTAACTTGGCTGCCGTGAATCTTGCGGAAATGGTTAACAAGGACACGAAGGAGGTTGACTTCGATAAGCTCCGACAGACTGTTCAGACAGGCGTGAGAATGCAGGATAACGTAATCGATTCCACTCCGTACTTCCTTAAGGCGAACGAGATCCAAGCGCTAGGAGAGCGAAGAGTTGGACTTGGGGTTATGGGCCTCGCTGACATGCTGATCTATGCCGGAAAAGTGTACGGTTCCGAAGAAGGGAACGCCCTTGTAGACGAGGTGTTCAAGACTATCGCGTTGACTGCGTATAGAACTTCGATTGATCTCGCAAAGGAAAAAGGGTCGTTCCCGTTCCTAGACGACAAGTTTGATCGAGGAAACCGGGCAGCATTCGCGGACTCCGGCTTTGTCATGACTCTCCCGACGGAACTTCGTAGAGACATCCTTAAGTACGGGATTCGAAACTCTCACCTCCTGACCGTAGCTCCTACGGGATCCACCGGCAGCATGGTCGGCGTATCTACCGGACTTGAGCCGTACTTTGCGTTTAAGTACTTCCGTTCAGGCCGTCTCGGCAAGTTCATGGAGATTAGCGCAGACATCGTAACTGAGCTCGGTGTGGACCCGGACGATCTGCCGCCTGAGTTTGTCACATCCATGCAACTCTCTCCGGAAGCTCACGTTGATGTTCAATGCACTATTCAGCGTTGGGTTGATTCGAGTCTGTCCAAAACGGTTAATGCACCGAGAGGCTACTCGGTAGAAGAGGTCCAATCAGTGTATGAGCGTCTCTATCACGGAGGGGCTAAGGGAGGAACGGTGTATGTAGATGGTTCTCGTGATACTCAAGTTCTCTCGCTGACTGCCGAGGAAAACACGAGAGAGGAAGCCGATGAGGAGCCGAAGAAACGATACGAGGTTCCAGTGAAACCCTTGGAGGAAACAAAGACATTCGGAACGGACCTGGGCGATACCTGTCCAGTATGCCGTGAAGGCCAAGTTGTTGAACGGGCCGGATGTAACGAATGCGATAGTTGCGGAGCCTCGTTGAAGTGCGGGCTCTAACGTAGGGTAGCAAGGGTAGTGGGCGTAAATGCGCCTGCTGCCGGGCTCCTACCGATTTCACCAAAAGTGGTCCACCCACCTACGAAAAATTGGTTCAAGTAAGTATCAAACGGATGGAGGTCGATGATAATGGATCCCTTTGACTTGGCGATCGAAATAGAACGATATATCACGAGAGCAGGGGTAAGCACTGACGATAACATCGAGTATTTACTTGAGTTACTTTACGGGGAGGAATCGAAATGACGGAATTCACGCAGAAGATCGCAAGCGTTCTATCAAAGGCACGTGAGGAAGACGAAAAGTTCGTGACCATTACGAAAAAAGAGTATAAACGTCTCCTAGATGCTGAGCACATGCTAGAGTGCCTCGACGCGGTAGGCGTAGATAATTGGGGCGGCTACGGGGATGCGATGGAAATGTACCAAGAGGAGGGTGACGAGTAATGAAGGAAAAACTACTTCAACTTTTAGCTTATGATTCTGTACTACTTAAACTGGATCCGGAGTACAAGGGCACATCGGATCTGCAAGCTACGATGATATCAGCAAAGCTATTCGAACTTTATGGCGCCACCTCAACGTCTTCTTACGAAGAAATGGAGAGGGTTGAAGCAGAAGTGATAGCAGATACCTATGAATTACGTGACAGACTAGTCGAGGAACTGACTAAGGAGGACGAATAAATGCAACTAAACGAATACCAAGAGCTCAGTGCGAGGACGGCGAACACTCACGACAATGAACTAGCGAACTATGGCCTGGGCGTTACCGGTGAGGCGGGCGAAGTGGCGGACATCATCAAGAAAACAATCTTTCACGGCCACGACCTGGACACGGATGAGTTGCGGAAAGAGCTCGGTGACGTCTTATGGTACGTTTCTCAGATAGCTAGGGTGGCCGGCTTAACCCTCGAAGAGATTGCCGGGGCAAACATTGACAAGTTGATGCGCAGATATCCGGAAGGCTTTTCTCAAGAAGCGAGTAAACAACGAGAGGAGGGCGAGTGAGTGTCAATCGTAATGAAAAGCAAGCCGATGAAGGTGACGGGAGTCAGGCGAACTCAAGCGATGTTTTGGCGAGACCTAAAGGTGGGTGACGTGCTCGAGTTCAGCCAACTAGTTAAAGGGCAAGGCAGTGGTCGGGGGCTATACGCAGTTGACATCGAGATTGAGAACTTGACGCAAGGCACTCGAATGTTCAATACAATGAACCAGGCAACAAATAACATGCGAGGGTTCGAATTTGAGGAGGTTAGCGAATGACCGAACTGTACGTACTAGCAAGCGTCAACGAAAAGGGCGAGGTCATCGGGTTCCCGAAGGGCGGCGGATCCTCGACTTCTCCACGTATTAAAGCATACGATTCCCTATCGTCAGCCAAACGAGGCGGGCGAGGGCATGCGGGAGTTATCGTAAAAGTAACGAAAATGGAGGTCGTTGAATGAGTGAAACGAAAATGGACGTAACTTTAATGGCTCACACGAAACTAAGCGAAGATTTTTACGAGGAAGCAGTCGTAGGGACCGACACCCATACCTACATGGTAGATAGCGAGGTTACGGACGGGCAAGTGGTCGCATTATCTGCGATCAGGACGTGCTACTCCGCAAACAAGCCCTCCGAGATCGTCGGAAAGGAAGGTCGGAAGTACTTCGGAAACAAGGCTAGCGATGGCAAAGGGGGATCTGACGCAGACCGTTTATTCCGCCATATCGTAGGATCCGGCCACACTTCGACTCTCGAGCATATCTCATTCACTTTTTCTATCGAAGGGATAAGCCGTGCTCTCCTGGCGCAGCTAACGAGGCACCGTGTAGGATTCTCGTTCTCAGTTCAATCTCAGCGATATGTTCGTCTCGGAAGTGGGGACCGATCGGGCGGCATGGACTACGTACGACCTCACACGGTAACCGAAGATAAAACGGCACCGAGTAATGATGACGAGGATTATTATGTGGAGTTCACCGCAGACGAAATTTTCGAGGACGCTATGTATGACGCCCAACGCGCATATGATCTACTCCGTAAAGCCGGGGTTCCTGCGGAAGATGCTAGGGCAGTTCTGCCGAATGCCGCAGCTACTAATCTCGTGATGACTGCCAATCTTACGGCCCTTCTCGGATTCTATCGTAAGAGACGCCCAGGTAACGGAGCTCAAAAAGAGATTACCGAATTGGCCGTAGAGCTACGAGACGCAGTGGTAAAGGCCGAGCCATGGACGGCAGCGTACTTTGACGCAACAAAAGAGTAAAAGAACGGAGGCTAACTATTTCATTATTACTATCGATGGTACTTGGCATAAACGTACTCACTAATGGAGAGCCGATTTTCTACGAACCGGAAGAGCCGAAGGAGGTGGATCACGTTGAAACGACTCGAAAAGATGCTGATAACAATACTCGTGATATTAGCAGCGATGACGATGGCGGTAGTGCTGACGTTTATCATACGACTTCTCTTTCATTAGTCACGGAATTGACCGCCTACACGGCCTACTGCGATACAGGATGCACGGGAATTACTGCGACCGGCCTGGACGTAAGTAACACGATTATGCACGAAGGGCTTCGAATAGTAGCCGTGGACCCTAACGTGATCCCTCTAGGTTCGACCGTGGAGTTTACTCTAGCTGACGGAAGGCGGATAACTGCGGTGGCTGCTGATACCGGCGGGGCAATACGAGGGAATCGAATGGACCTACTCGTCTGGACAAGAGACCGTGCGTTGGACATCGGCAGACAGAACGTGGATGTGACTATTCACGAAGGGCGGTGACTCAAAGTGGAGATCCTCATTGTCCTGGCACTTATTTTGGCGTACTTTCTTGCCGTAGAACACGAAGAATAAACGAAGGGGGACGAAGGAATGGAGATAAAAATTACAAACGGTCGTTGGTGGTATTCGGAATTTGTTGGAGAGGTGTTTCAAGTAGAAGAGGTCATTCATGACTATGATGACGAGGGCTACGAGGGAATTACTACTGCATACAAAGTGAAGTACCGGAGGGAGCATGCTTACATCCTCGAGGAAGATAGCGAAATCGTAGCTGACGGCTTGGAGCCGGGAGAGGCCCTCGGAGTTCTACCGGGCACTTACCAGGATATTCGCTCCACGCAGCAGACGGTAGACATGGTGAACTCCCCGGGGCATTACACGACAGGCAAGTTCGAGGTAATCGAGATCATCGAAGAAGTTACAAAAGGCTACGAGGATCCGTTCATGGCTTATTGCGTAGGTAATGCTCAGAAGTACATCGCGCGGGCTCCACACAAAGGCAAGCTCGAAGAAGATCTCGAGAAGGCAGCGAAGTACATCGAGTTCGCTCTCGGCAGCATCCGAAAGGAGTCATAACGGTGACGGATATCATATGGCAAAGCGATTGGTGCGGTGATGAGGTCGGCTATGACGACGTGAGCGTAGTCGGCCTCTATTACATCGTGAATCCCGGAATCTACTACTATATCAACGCTGAGTCGGGAGAAGTTCTCGAGGCGTGGCCGGAGGAGATTGATTGATGAAGTGGGTTCTTTACGATATCGACGGTGCTTTCTTGCAACAAGTTAACTGCGAGTACGACTCGTGTGACATCGCTCAATGGGAGCATGGGGCAACGGATCTTCACCTAGACTTCCACCGAAAAGAGGCCCGTATCATTACGAGACAACCGAAGGAGGACGAGTGATTGAATCCACGTTGGGAATCGAATAAACGACTAATTGAGCAGCTTGAGCGATCTATGGACCGGAAGCGTGAGCAAGTGGTGTCCCTAGACCGATCTGACGCGATCCAAAAAGCGAAAGTTGACGACCTATTAGACGAAATAAACGATCTTTACAAAGAAATTGAGAATCTCAAGCGACCCTTTAAGGAGCTAGTCAAAGAAGCATTAGAAGATCTACGGCGTCTATATCTCGATGAAAGCGATAAGCGAGATTGGTCAGTCGCATGGTCCGGCGGTAAGGATTCTACATGCGTAATGGGCCTAGTCGTCGCAATGCTCGAAGGTCTAGCTCCGGAAGAACGTTGGCGAAAGGTTCACGCAGTAATGTCGGACACGATGATGGAGAACCCGAACTTAGAGTCCTACATGCACGAACAGGTGGATCTCCTTAAATCGTATGCAGAACGGAAGGACTTGCCGGTCACCGCGCAGATTGTAACGAGGCCGGTAGATCAGTCGTACTTCTACCTCGTCCTGGGGCGTGGTTACTTCTTGCCGCAGAACAACGGGGCAGGCCGATGGTGCACGGCCAGGCTTAAGATCCGTCCTCAGAAGGCAGCGATGAAGGCGATAGATCCCTCGTTCATTCTCATGGGCGTGAGATTAAGTGAGTCAGCGAAGCGTAAAGCATCGATCAAGACTTGGTCTCGTGAGGATAAATTGAGCGAGAAGATCGGTGAGCATGCGGAGATTAAGAGCTCTAAGACGTTCATGCCCATCGTAGACTTCACGATCGAAGACGTCTGGATGTACTTACAACGTGAGCGACTCGGATGGTCCTCGACCCACAAGGTCCGGACATTGTACCGGGAAGCGACCGGAGAGTGCGGTTTTACTAATCCGAAGGGGACGGAGGCCAAAGCATCTACCTCGGAATCCTGCGGAGCTCGCTTCGGGTGCTGGAACTGTCCCGTGATCCTCAAGGACAAGTCTACGGAGGAAATGTCGAAGTCAAACGATTGGATGAAACCTTTGATTGAGTGGCGTTTCTTGCAGTTAAAAGTCATGGGGGACTATAAACCGGATCGACCTGAAGGCCAATCGAAGAAAGAGCGTGGAGAAGTGCTTCGGGTGTGGGAACGTATCGGGCAAGAGATCAAGCTCATTACGAAGTCCGGCCACAAGATGAACGGAACTAGGATGGTAGATCGAAAGACAGGCGAGCCTCGGGACGACCAAGGAACGGTAACTATCGAAGCTCGGCAGTATCTTTTCGAGAAGTTGATTGAGACGGAACAGGACGTCAACGCGTTGCGCGTCTCTCAGGGGCTTGAGCCGATCGAACTGATATCGGAACAAGAAGCCCGTCTTATCGTTGATCGTTGGGATGAAGATGCGGAGCAACGTCCGTGGCTCAAGACGAATATCCGAGGCACATCGGTTTACCGCATCGAGGAGCTATTGGCTCTAGGTAGGCGTGAAACTGCCAGGATTCAAACGTCTTCTGATTCGTGACCTTCTCGTACGAAAGCGTAGGATCCTTCCGGGTACTCACTGTAGTCTTTGCCTGCATAAATGAATCTCGTCGGGAGAGAATCGTGTAGGCTCGCTCGGCTAACGAAATGTTTCGCATTGGAATAGGCCCGTTTGTCGAACTTGAACGGCTTAACCTCGGTCACCCGGACCACCTCCGGCTTAGCTAGGACGATACGGTGATTGGCGAAGTCGTACCCTGCGATTAGTCTGAACTTCTCAGTCGGAAGGTTCATAAGATCTCTCGCCGGTCTCGATATGTATAGTCGTTGTTGGTTGTCGATCGTTACGTACGCTTCGCCGGAATTATTCGTTATCCATTCGAATTGTTTTCGTGAGGCTTCGCCTGTATTGGCATTGTTTGGCATGAAGATCACTCCTTTTCCAAGGATTATATACGAAGGAAGGCGGTAAGTAAATGGGGAAGTTGCACGAGATATACGTGGAGGCGCTGCTCGAACACCTCGACGGTCTGCAAGAAAAACGCAATATGGGAATGTACCACTTATCTGACGAACTGCTCGATCTCGAGCACGCAATCAAAGACGCTGATCTAACTGATAGACAACTAGCAGCCATCGAACTCTACTTCGCCCAAGGGTACACCCAACATGAGGCGGCCCCGATGCTTGGCGTGAGTAGGCAGATGGTGGCTAAACATCTTGAATCAGCTATCCGAAAAATCGCAAACATCTACGAACAATGGGAGGCGCTCGACTATGAATTTTGATTTTACCGGAGACTATAAAACTAAATTTAAAGCGTACGTTGATTACGTGCTCCAAACGGCATCACAAACAGATAGGGGCACTAGGATGAAGCTCATCGAAGATCTGACGGATGCGTACGTGAGGCAGACAGGGAAGAGGCCGGATCCACCCGAATTAGAACGACTTGCACACGCAGTTCTACACGAAGAGTTGTCCGATCCCCGTCCGGATAAAATGACGTTGGAAGAATACCCGATCATGTCGGAACGGATGCACCGGGTAAGGACCCAGGGCGCCGAACGCAAGAGGAACTCCGCCGGGGTAGTGACCTACGAGGTTCCAATCGATCATGCCTCAAATACAGGTACGGACGGGATCGATTACACCCCGGCCAAGCGAACGTTCAATAATCCGTGGTAATAAAGAAGCCCCTCGCAATTATGCGGAGGGCTTTTCGTGTTTATATCGTTGGGAGGGTTACTCCACTATGTCCAGGTTCACTCCCAAGACCTGTAATCCTAGCTCTTTCAGAACAAATTCCACTGCTTCTGTTTTCCCGAGCTCATATTGATAGTTTACAGTTCCCTCATAGTCCTCGCCTATTATACTCATATTTTTCTGAGCTTCAAAGTAATAGTCCGCAATTTCTTCGTGAGGAGTCTTCTTTACAGTGAAACCGTTGACTATTGCACTCATCAGTGTGTCTGGATCTTCCTCAGCCAACCTTTTTAGCGCGCCTACCTTGCCCTCGTGTGCAGCTTTAAGAATTTCAGATTTCTCAGAGTAATGAAGTTGCAGAGACTCGAGCTCTCCCGCAGCCTCTTTAGAAATCGATGGTTGCGCTACCTTAATATATTTTGTCACTTGCAAGTTCCCCCTTGGTTTACTGATTTTCGGAAGTACTCTTATTCGCATCCTCTTCGATAATGAAAAGGTCATTCGGGGTTACGTTCAGAACTTTACAAGCCTGCTCTATAAGCTCGCCAGGGAATCGAGTCATCGTATCATGGTACATTTGACGACAGGATTCGAAGCGAAAGCCGGTAGCCCTCGAGAAATCGCGGATAGTCATACGCCTAGAATCTAGCAATTCTTTTAGATTAGATCTTAACATGTCTTTCACTCCTGGCATTCATTGTCACCTCCTTTAGTATAGCACGACGAATGCGGTGATTAAAATACTGTAAACGATAAATCCATAGAACCATACGAGATCCATTCGAGTGTACTCATCAGGGTCCCCGAGAAAGTATTCGGTGAGATTCGCAAAGATAGTATTGATTCGTGTCATCTTCTTCGACCTCGCAATTCTTCGTGGGATCTACGGCAGATATCGCAGTACCCACCGTAATGACTTAGTCTATGCTTGTTGAAAATCCGGCATTTAACCCACCTTCGAATGTAGGCGATCACGCGCTTAGCTCCCGTTCATTTTCGATGTAGTGGCGGAAGTCCTCCGGGGTCATGCCGGATGCTTTCGCTTCCTCGATTACTTCAATCCACTTGAGTAGCTCGTTCTTTGCATATGTCGGCTTCATGCGTTGCACCTCCGTTCCTTACGGTAGTACTCGATGACAACCTCAGTCTCCGGGGGATCTTCTTCGCCGAAGTCCTTCGTCCATAGGGCCCACGCCAGTTCTGCCTCGTTTGCAGGGGCGAATTCGTTGACCAGATGCTCCTCGGCCCACTCGTCGATGCCAGTTAGGTAGTCCTCCGGATCCCACGCAGTTCCTTTCAGCGACTCGAACTTTTTCGCCATTTCCGGAACCCTCTCGTTAATAAAGTCACGACTATCGTCGATGTCGATACGTCCTTGGGCGATGAGGTAACCCGCAATCAAGCATATGTCTTTCTCGGTTTCTTGAATCAGCATGGTGTTCGTCATTGTCATTCACCCTCCGTGTAAAAGTCTTCGTTGACACAAGAGCCATCTTCCGCCTTGATGTCCCCGCCAGTGCATCGTTCTTCTATCGCTACAACCGTGCCGTCATTCGCGTCTGTTACCGTCATGGAGTCTTCGTTGCATTCAAAGGTATATTGATCTGGATTAGGTACATGAGCGTAGTCAGAAGGGGAGCAAGACGTCTCCTCGCCTGCCTTGTCGGCAGTATTCGTGGGAGTAGAGCCCATCCAAAAGAGCGCCGTCCCTAGTATCGCCGCAAGCACGATCGTTCCCGTCATTAGTAGCAGCCAATCATCAAAGTCTTTCGGTATTAGTCGTTTCATTTCGATGCTCCTCCGGCTTCTTTAACTATTGCGTTGAGGTACTTGTCTTCACCTTTCATACGAAGGTAGAACGCTCGCACGGTGTCGCCAGGGTGTACGTCAGCCCCGTTCAGCACGCGGTCCTTGGTTACGTATAGCCCCGGCTTATCGGCGCGCCTGTCAGCGTCCTGAGTCGTGTTGGTGGCATCGACATAATCGCCGTCAATGCGTGTGACTTCGTGCGTTTCCGTCGTGACAAGTGAGATAAAGGCGACCGTGGCGGCCAAGGCCACGGCACCCATCGTTTTTAGTAGCTTCATACTCGTTTCCTCCTCGGTCTTGGTGTTGCTTGCTTTAGGCGAAGGTTCTTGATTGCCTTTGATCCGCAGTAAACGCACTTGGTAGCGCCGTCCTCGAACCATTCTTTCTTGCATCCGTTACAAACGTACTGCCCGGTTGGTAGTCCGATCATTTCGCCCATTCCTCCCAACGATACCCGTGATACTTTTCCCACCTAGCGACGTTTTCCGGTGTCGCCTCGTGGATCACGTACTCATACTCAGCTACGAGGGCACGCTTGCCTTCGTCAGTCCCGTTATTGTATACATCCATGACCTCGCGGACTTGCTCATCGGTCTCCTGACAAGAGGTGCGGTCGTCCAACAGATCCGTGAATATCCCGTCAAGGGTAGTGTGGGCGGAGAACCCGTTTGTCTGCTTGTCTTCGATTACTACGTGTATGTTTGCCATTAGTCTTCGTCCTCCTCGTTGTCATCTTCGCCGTGATAGATGGAGCCGTCTTCAAGGAACTCTAAGCCCATGTCCAGCGCGTACCTCTCGTTTTCTTCCTGGGAAATGATCGACTCTTCCTCGGTAGTGATTGCCCGATTGAGCGTGAAGGCGATGCCTCTTGCAATGATGGATCCTACGTTGTCGACGGTCAGAACTTCCTCCTGCGTGAGCATGTCGAAGAAGTACTCGTCGTAATAGACCCCGGTGAAAGGGCACTCGCATCCCTCCGGAAGCTCGCCTCGTCGGTAGGTGATATGCTCGTTGAGCCACATGACTGCTTGCTCTCGGACTTGCTCGGACATGGTTTCCGTGTCGACGACTACGTGACTCCTCGAGAAGAGACCGAAGCTCCACGTTTTAAGCAGTGCCCCAAACTTTAACGCAATCGCCTGTAATGTGTTGAGTAGCTCCTCGGAATGAAACTCGTTGAATTCTTCCTCACGTTGACGGGCGACGGCGGACAATGCTGCCTGCCTGTTTGGTCCCCGTAGACCCTCGAGAGAAGATACCTTATACGTCCTAGTGATGGTTCTGAATGCCATTTTATTTCGCTCCTTTTTGGTTGGGTATGCCGTGACTTAGTAACTATCAATAAAATCCTTAGCTTCCTGAATTGTGCCTGCCTCGTGTTCCGGATATCGTAACCCCGGGCCGTAGTCCCACTCGTCTTGTGAGTAGATATCGTAGTGACCGCATGGTTTCAATGCAATAACAAAGCCGTTGTAACGGATCATGTGGGTAGCTCCTTCCTCGTTAGTTTCGGTAGATATGGTAGCCTCTCGGATGCTTGCCGATGTACTCGGAATAGATGCGGGTGGTCCCGGTCAAGACGTAATATTCTTGTGTGTCGTCACTGCCGATCGTGTATGAGCCATCGCTCCATGAGGAAATACTCTCTTCCTCTATGCCAAGGAAATCCGACAAGATGCTCGCGTGGTTCTCGATTACTTGCATAGCTCTTGCACGTCCTTCCAAAGTCGCTCAGCCTCGTCCTTCGTGAGAGAGATGCGGTTTGTCCCTTGTAAGCCAGGATGGTACTGCTTGATGTTTAGGCGCCCGGTAGGGGAGACCGTGATCTCCGTGACTGAATCCTCGTCGCTCTCGTCATATAGGATGGGCTCGATGCTCGACTCCTCGTGCTTTCGCTGAATTACATAGACATGAAGATCCCGATTCATCGCCGTGAATTCAACGACCCTATCCAGTAGATCAACGGGTACAGTGCTTGCCGGTCCTCGGTATAAGAACAAGTCCTGCTCGAACTCCCTGACGATGATCTCTTGCTCCCCGTATGTCCGGTCGTTCCTGACGCACGCCGCCCGTGTTTGTTTCACTGTTTTGTATGCCATGAATAATACCTCCGATAGTTTATTAGCGCCTCCCAACGCTTGAACGAGGCACCCCATAGGATGCAACGTGCAAGGGGCGGGAAGCCCCGTACCTCAGTTTTGGCGGTAGATATAGTACGCCTGACCGTCGACGATGATCTCTTCTTCGTGACCGTCGTAGTGATTAAGGAAGTGCCCGCATCCGTCCGCGCCGATCGCATCGGACACGAACATGTCGAAGTCATCGATCGCGGCGAGTAGGAGGGCATTTGCACCCTCGCATAACTCCTGTACTTTCTCGATGGATCTCACGAGCTCGTTGAATGAGACCGGCTCGGTGGTAACAATTCGATGAGCGATGAAGTCCGCCCGAAACGCCCATACTGTCTGCCTGATGTGCTCCGTGACTGCCTCGACGGCTCCGTCCTCGTCGTAGACCGAAAACTCGGTCCCACATAAGTTCTCAAGAACGTGCTCTTCAATGACTGCTTGTGCCTGCTCGTTGTGCTCTAGTTCCCCGTGGTATTCAATGTGTGCCATGTTAATCGTCTCCTTTTTGTGTGTTGACTTGTTTTCCGAGTCAGTAGTATAAATAAAATCCGTATCAGCTTAGAATCCAAGGTGCTTCCTTGCGTATGTGCTCCTGTCTCATCGCGATCATGTCGGACTGAATCTTGCCAATGTCCTCACGATCTGCCGTAACCTCAGTGAATTCGCCGATAGAAGGGCGGTACCTAAATCTGCGGTCAATGCCGTAGTGTGAGCAAAGTCCGTTCAATGCGTCGCGATCACTGTTTGATTCGCCATAGTAGTTATGCAGATCTACGGTGCCGCGGGTCTCGTCGATGATGATGAACGCTATCTCCGTACCGTAGTGGTCCACGATGATGTTCCGGTACCGTCTCCCGTCTTGCTTCGTGCGATGGACGGTTACTCGCCATTGATCGATCATCTGGGTGGAGCTGATATACTCCCGTTGTGCCTCGCGGCTCATACCCCACATGTGATTCCCCATGATGGATCCTTCGCGGACTCGTTTTACTGCGGTGCCTCTACGTTCAGCTCGCTCGATTAGTTGCTCGAGAGTTTTCGATAGGTATGCCATGTGTATCGTCTCCTTCGTGTGTTTGGTGTGATGCAAAGCGCCTCCCAACGCTTGAGTAGAGCCGGCATGTGTCCGACGCTACGCAAGAGGCAGGAAACAGACTCGTTTATCGAGTCATATGTACCCGAGAATTCTGCCTGCGGTACTCCTCGTAGGTGATACCTAGTTCTGCCGCGTTGTGGTGCATCCATCTTTCGATGCGCGCCTCTTGAAGACTGTCATGCTCGGTGTGGACGGTGCTTTTACTCTTGCTGACTATGTAGTACTTTGTCCTCTCCTCGTTGTTCATAATGGTTACATCGCCATTCATGCGTTTATCGCCTCCTGGTAGCTGAAATATTTGTCATAGAAGTATACGCCTCGGGCCTCGTGTAGCTCCGTGCCGTTTTCCCAATCGATGAACTTGCCTGTCTTAAAGGGGTTGCAGTAGCCTTTACGGTAGCCATGCGCCGCGTCATCCATGGGCTCGGCTGATACGAAGTGACCCCGGACCACCGCATATACCGTCTTCCGGTTGTTCGCTTTAATCTTCGCGAGTTTGTTCGGGTTGATGCAGAACTTTGCGTCCTCGACTTGTACGTTGCTCGCATAAGCTACGACTTTACCCTTCATGGGATTTCGCTTATCCAATGCAACGATCGAGAAGCCACCTTTTTGAATGTTATAGTACACTTCGACGCGTTCACCTGGATCTAGCGTGGCGCCGTCTCTCATTTTGAGCATAATAGCCCTCCTCGTTATGTGTTCGATGCAACCGCATCATTAAACGGGCGACGTGATTGCCGCCTGCTTGCTCGTTTACTACTCGTCTTCGTCCGTGTCTGCGTAATCCTTCGATGTTCCTTGATAGTGCCAGTCCTCGAGTCCCGCGCGTCTTGCGTATACTTCGTAGAAGAGGGGACCGTCCGGCACCGCCTTCACTTCCATTTCTTGACCGAATAGCAGGGCACTGTAGTAGATCGCATGGGTGTCGTTACCGTCCCGTGTTGGTTCCTCGAATTCGATATCCTCAAGTAAGTCCAGTACGTGTTGAGGTTCCGTGATGGTTACGCCCATTTGATCGCATCCTTTCGTGTGTTTTCGCTTTTGAAGTACGAACCTACGAAGTGTGGGCGAGGGCTTAGTCGCTCGACGTCTACACGATCGTATCGCTCGACGAATCTGAATGAGGCGGTTTCTTCCATAAGTGTGTCTTGTACCCCGATGACCGCTTGATGATAGAACTTGTCATCTTTCGCCCATACCATGCGTGATTGAAAGTTATACTCCATGTTTTCCTTTAGGAACTCGCTTACCGCGTACCTCATGTGGCTGGTCATTGGCTTAATACGTTGCTTGATCGTTGTTTTCATTGTTAGTACCTCCGGTTTTAGTTTTGGTTTGGGTGTTGCGTGTGCCTGCCGCTTGGATCAGGGCAGACGGGTTGCGTGGATCCTGCGTCCGGTCGCCCGCTTAATGACGAGGTTGCTTCATGTCGTCGAGATCTGTTCGCTTGTCGCTCGTGAGCTTTCGCCCGTCTTCGCATACCGCTTGCACCGGTGGACCGACTAAACGTCCTACACCGTTCCGCTTCGCTTGACATGCCATCCATAAAGGGCGATTAATCTCTTTGGCGGTGCCTATCCTCGGGAATAGTCGATCAGAAGATCGTCGGATTCAGCGCGCCCATCGAGAGGATGGAGCCCAAGTATTCGGTTTTCAATGTGCTAAACCGTGTTACCGTGTTGCCTTTCGGTGTGACTCTAGTATAGTATCGACTCGTTTACCGTGTCAACAAGTTATTTTGAAACCTTCGATCAACTCGCTATCGCATCCGATGGACCGTTTAACCCGAGTGGGTGACCGTGTGGCTCGTTTAACTTGTTGACCCTAGTATACCATCGACACGTTTACCGTGTCAACCGTTTTCCTAAAGTTCTTTTCGATCTGTTCGACTCGTTTACCGTGTCGTTCGATCTGTTACCAGTATAAACCGGACTGCCGAAACTATGCAACCCTTTTTCGAAAAAAGTTTTTATGCGAACACCCCGAATCCTTGCGGCTCTAGGGCGAATTATCGAAAAAACTTTCGTGTTCGGGGTTGCATTTCACCCGTTTAGTCCCACTATTATTTGAGGATACCCCGGAAGGACGTATAAACGTTGATATAACGGGCTCTATCGTAGGTATAACGTGATATACGTATATAACGTTGATCTCGTTATAAACCGCATTACAACGGGGTTTAAGTCACTTCGTTCCTGTACTCGTATTCACTCGTACCTAAGAGGGTATTACAACCGTGATAACGAACAAAAAGATCTATGCGTATACAAGAATAGACCCGTCAAAAACGAGTCCAAGCGTTGATACGTATGGGTTTGGGGAACGTTCTCTATCGAGGCATAAACGATAGTATGACGAGTTTCTTCCTATATAGCGATAAAAAGGGGAGTCGAACGGTTGTTCTCGTTGTTCCCCGGTTGATAATCGCCATGGGGACGTGATGACCGCAGCCGTACCGCTTACCAGAATCGCCGGGCAGGGCGTTCACGGCGAGGCCATGGCGGAAAATACAGGGGGTCAATACGATGGGGTAACGGTGAAGATCGACCAGGCAATCGAGGAGACGAGGCAGGACAAGGGGTTGAGACATGGATCAGACGTACTCTAAAACGAACAAAAATACGAACGAACGTTCTGTCCGTTGTGGGTACGAACACTCCGAGTCTTAGAGCCGCAAGGGTTTAACGCCGTTCTCTCTAACGAATGTTCGGTTTACATAATGCACATTACCGGAACTTGGGTACGCTTTACCGCGGTGCCGTATACGAGGAACCCCCCGGGGACGCTGCGCCACGACCGCCGTGCCGGGTGCACGACAATTTCCTATAAAAATTTGAAAGTCGGGGGTCTAACGCTATCCGAACGGACCACACCGATAGATTACGTAAATAATAGCATCACGAAAAGGCTTCGTCAACTAGTCGGAGCACTCACGATCATAGGGGCGCATGTTCCTCGGCGGCGAAGCGGTCTCCAAAACCGATTGGGCGGGTTCAATCCCCGTCGCCCCTGTTTAGCAGTCGATTACAACGGAAGGGAGGTGCCATAGATGGCGAATAAGCACAACTTTAAATACGATGAATCGAAGTTCCAGCCGAAGCAGCGAGAGGCAGCGATCGCACTAGTAGAGTACGAGTTTACCCCGAAAGGGCAGCGTAAGACAAAAGAGGAGATCGCCGAGGATCTCGGTGTTGATCGAAAGACTCTCTACAATTGGGACAACAAGGATCCGAATTTCATCGCCTACAAAAACTACCTGGCGAGCGAGTTCATGGATTCGCACCTGGCATTCGTTTATAAGAAGCTCATTGATTCGATTGAGCGCGGCAGCACGCGAGGCATCGAGTTGTACTTGAAACGTATCGGAGATCTCGACCAGAACTCGGAGATCACGATTAAGCAGGACGGCGGCCTATCGTTTGAAGAACGGAAGGCGGCGCTACAAGAACGTATCAGCAAAGCGAAGCAAGGAGGCGAGTAATAATGGCGTACATCACAAACGATGCCGGAGAGTCACGTTGGCTAGAGTATGATGAGCGCGCTAAGTTCCTTGCGGAGCTTCGAGAAGAGCGAGACCTACTCATCGCACTGATGCAGCAGGAAGACGCTAGAGATACGGACTTGATGCGATTGGAAGAAGTCCTGGACGAATTAGAGCGAGTAGAAAGGGTGCACCGCGGGGAGTACGACGTACTGTTCTATGGTATGACGTACTTTTCTGAGGACGGTAACCCCGGCAACCCGGATAACTTGATTCCGGCAGGCGTTAACGTAATGAACGCAGCTAAGGTACACGAGATTCTTTGTGGCCTATTTAGTGATATCGCTAGAGGGGTGCAACGAAAGAACGTAGCCTGGGCGGTCCCTCGTCAGCATGCGAAGACGGCCTGGATCTCGAATATCTTTCTCACGCATCAACTAGTCTATCGAAAGCGTAAATATGTCGTGCTATTTTCGGAGACAACCGACGTGGCCGGCGACTTCATATCCTGGGGCAAGTTTCAGCTTAAGTTGAACGAAAAGCTCCGATCGGATTTCGGTGAGCTGCTACATGTAAAGCCGTCGATGAACGAGCTCGATAACAAATACGAATTTGTCACGACGACCAACGCGAAGGTTGAAGCGAAAGGGCTCGCTACACAGACGAGAGGCTTACGGCACGGGAACACCAGGCCCGATATGTTCATTTTGGACGATTTGGAGAGCGAAGCATCTACAAACACCCCGGAGCTGATCGAGAAATCAAAGTCATGGTTCCGTGAAGAAATGCTGCCTGCGATGTCTCGTGAAGGTATCTGTATTTACCTCGGAACGATTCTTTGCTATGGGTCGCTACTTCACTACGTCATTGAAGAGCGAAGGGACTTCGAATCTCGGAAAATGTCCGCGGTCACTTCGTATGCAGCGCGATCGGACATGTGGGAACAGTGGAGGCAGATCTACCAATCGGATTCAAAGACGGCATCGGAGGACGCCCGAGCATACTTCGAAAAGAACGAGCTTGAAATGCTGAAAGGGGCGGAGATCTTGTGGCCCGGCTATTGGTCGTACTACGAATTTATGGAGATTCGCGAGAACGACGGAGCTAAGGCATTCAACCAGGAGTACCAGAACAACCCTACCGATGAGGAGCGTCAGATATTCAAGCCGGAGAACTTCCACATGTTCGATCCGGATGAGCTCCGGGATGCTAACCTACGATTCTATGCCGGTATCGATATCGCGATGGGTAAAGAGCGCGGAGACTTCTCGGTAATTGCTACTATCGCCCGGAACATGGACACGAATAGGTATTACGTTTGGGACGTGTACTTAGCTCGGATCCACCCGGACATTCTCATTCAGAAGGCTATCGAGCTAACGCTCAAGTATCAATACGAGGGGATCGGTATCGAGGCACAGTTCGCCCAGGAGTTCATCGCCGATAAGATTTCGGAGGGACTCAAGCGAGCAGGCTACCCGGCCCACACACGCTTGAAGCAGATCAAGCAAAGGACGAGGAAGGCTCTGCGTATTGAGTCGATGCTGCCCGACGTTCAAAACGGGACTCTTCGATTCAATAAGTTCCTGCCTCGTGAGGTTATGGAGCAGTTCGAAATGTACCCGATGCACAGACACGATGACGGACCGGATGCGGTCCACATGGGGTACTCAACGGCTCAGCAAGGAAACGCAGTGGTACGTACGGCACGCTCAAGGGCGCGCTAATCATAGAAGGAAGGAGTTGATTGAATGGGACGATTTCAAAAGTTCGTGGCGGACTACAACCTACTGACCCCGGATGACATGGACGAGCTTCTCTACACACCGTTTGAGATCGCGATGGGAGAGTTCACGGTTGAGCGATTGCAGCGTCAGTTCGAGAACTACGAGTACTACTCCGGTAAGCAGCATCGTAATGAAAACGGAGAGCTAGTGAGAGCATCCGAGCTCCAACGGCCAGCCGGTCTTGATTACGACCCTACTCGATATGCGACGAACTACTTCAAGGCAATTATCAACCGTAAAGCACGTTGGCAGATGGGCGGTAAGCATTCGGTTACAGTGCCGAGGAAGAAAGTAATCGATGAAGACGGCTCAGGAGCGCAGAGGACGGCCACAGAGCTTGCCGAAGGGAAGCCCGAGGGTCAGCCTACTCCTGCTAATGGAGACGGCTTAAAAACGAAAGTGGACGCAAGTGAGACGCAAGATCAGCCGATAGCACCGAACGTGCAAACGAAAGATCCGAAGCAGATCGAGGCGGACCGTATCGCTGACGGTCATGAAAAGATCATTCAGCAGTTATGGCGTGAGAACAAGATGCGAAGCAAGCTGATCCAAGCAGCAAGGGACCGCCTTATCGCGGACCGAGTTGTGGCTAAGATCGTGTTTAACCCAAACACCGGTAAGCTGCGGTGGCTCTTCCGACCCGATACCGAATTCTTCCCGGTTTATTCCGACGATGATTTCGAGGAACTAATCGCTTGTCACTTCATCCGACAGATGATGGTTGAAGACGGAGACGAGGAAGTCGAAGCATTTCGAAAGCAGACCTTCACTCTCGAAGGAGAAGGGGAGAGTCGCCAATGCTACGTAGAAGAAGCGATTTACACCGCGGAGGACCTGGAAGTCTACGAACAGATTCAGCCTAAGACACCGATGGCTATTTCGTTTATTCCGGTAGTTCCTTTCGAGGTTTCCGACTTGCTTGCGGAAGACGCGAGAGACAGTGAGATTTCGAATCTACGAGAACAGAACGATGTCCTTAATCAAATGAACGAAGACGCGATTGACTCGCTCAAGTTCGAAATGTTCTCGATGACTGCGGTAATTAACGCACCGGAAGGAACGGCGGATCAGATGCGGGTTGCCCCAGGAGCAGTACTCGAAGCTCGTGGTTTCCAGGATGGACAAAATCCGAGTATCAAGAAAGTCGAGTCAGGATTCAAGTGGGGAGGCGTCTTCAAAGATCAATACATGCGAGTTAAAGCTGCCATGCACGAAGTATCGGGGCTGCCTCAAGTAGTGCCGCAGGAGCTAAACTTCGGAGGACTGAACGGGGACGCATTACAGATCTTGTTCCACGACATCATCAGTGACACCGAAGAGCATTGGTTGACCTGGGAGCACGGCTTACAGGAACTCCATGAGAAATCAATCAAGTACCTACAAGCACGAACTGGCGAGTCCAACTTTAACTACGACAAGGAAATCGTGAGTAAGGTTACGGACTACGAAACGGAGATTAAATTTGTTCTACCGTTACCTGACAACCGCAAGGAGCTCGTTGAACTGCTAACCGACGAAATGACCGGCCAACTTGAGTCTCAGTCCGGCGCACTAAAACGTTTAGGCGTTGAAGACATCAAGGCGAAACAGGACGAAATCAACCGAGAGTTTCTAGCGATGCAGCAATCGATGGACCCATACGCGGAAGCAGAAGACGTCAGACCGTCAGGAGGCCCGCCAACCCCACAAGCAAAAGAAGCCGAGAAAATCGTGGAGGATGGCGGGACGCCCCGGAACGACAACGGAGAAGAAGTCGGAACCTGTAACGTCTGCGGAGGATCTGGAAAAGTAATCTCGACGGCAGACAGTAAGATCATCGAATGTATGAACTGCCGCGGGGACGGCGTTGTACAAGTAAGAAAGCGATAATCCCCTGACCTACGATAAGTCGAAAAACTGCCGGATATCAAAACACGCGGAAGGCGGAGATTTACATGTTTAAAGAACTATTCCCACACACGTTTTTGAGCGCAGATACAGGGCAAGGCGGAGAATCGACGGATCCTAGCAATCCACCGGAGGACAAGACGGACCCTAAAGACAAAACGGGCGGGGACCCGGAACCAACACCCGAGGCGAAGTTCACTCAAGCGGACCTAGATAGGATCGTCAAAGAACGTCTGGACCGAGAGAAGCGCAAGCGTGACGAGGCCCTAGAGGCCGAACGAAAAGAAGCCGAGCGTAAGCGTTTGGAAGAAGAGGAGAAGTACAAAGAGCTTTACGAGAAGCAGCAAGAAGAACTCACTGCTCAACGTGCTCAAGCCCTGGAAACGCGAAAAGAGTCTATGCTCGCAAAGGCCGGCTACTCCGAAGAGCAAGCCTCTACCCTCAAGAAACTCCTAGAAGGCGAGAAGGACGAGGATCTTAGCGCATCCCTTGAGAGCGTAAAGGCGTTGTTCCCACCTAAGCAGGAGAAGGAGTACGGTGACCCAAGCGCCGGAAACGGATCTAAGCAGCCACCTAAGAAAAAGAATCTTGAGGACAAAGGTAAGTCAGCATACCAACGACTAAAAGACATTGGAAAAATTAAAGGCCGTAAATAACGGTCAAAAAATAATAGGAGGAATTTAGCATGGCATACAATTTGCAAACTAGCCGCGAAGCATTCGTAGGCGGTAAGAACATTTTGGCGTCTGAGCACGTTCAGTTTATCGAAGTAGGTGCGACGCTCGATGCTACTGTATTCGGAGCCGGAACAATCGAACTCGGTACGCTCATTGCTCGTAACTCATCCACCGGTAAGTTCGAGCCCTATAACGAGACTACGGAGGGCACCCTGGAACCTGGGTTCGAAGATTTTGGTGTTTTGAATATCGACGTCAAAAGCGACGGCGAGAACGACATCATTGTTGGCGAGGTTATCGTACGCGGATCTGTGTACGTCGATAAGATGCCCGCAGCCCCGACTTCCGCATTCAAAGCAGCTAATGACAATATCCGTTACATTCCTGCGCGATAAGTAACGAAAACGCACGACAATAAAACGAAAACTAAAGGAGAGATTTAACAATGGCAGGTATTACACACTTAGAGGATTTCCAAAAGCCCGCACTTCGCGGTCTTGTAGATGAAACGATGAAAGACGGAACGGAATCGTTCGCCGACCGTTACCTTCCGAATGAAAATACATTTAGCACGAAGTTCGCTTATGACATCATCAAGTCGAACAAATACATCGCTGCTATGATCGGGCACGGTTCCGAAGCTCCGGTTGTTGACCGTAATCAAGTAGCGAGCATGGCCGGTGAAATGGCTAAGATGGGTCTTAAATATGTGGCAACGGAGGAAGAGCTTCTTGCGCTACATCAAGCCCGTAATAACGCTGAATCCCAGGCTATGGTCGACAACTTGACGTTCGAGGGCGTTCAGCTAGTAGATGCGATGCTTCGTCGTATCGACGTCATCAAGCTCGAAGCGCTGACAAAAGGATCCTTCTCTTATAAGAAGCACGGTGTCGAAGTTAACGTAGACTTCGGAGTTCCGGCGGAGAACAAGAAGTCCTTAACGTCAGGAAACGATTGGGCCGACTCAGGTCACGATGTTATCGGAGACTTGCTCACTTGGAACCAGGAGTATGAAGATGCCAACGGCGAAAGCCCGGACGCAATCTACATGTCTCGTGAAGTCCAAGCGTTGCTACTCAAAAACGCTACGATCGTCACGGAAGCATCCGGTTCAGGCTCCGGTCGAACTCGTGTTTCTGTCGAAGAGCTTAACTCCGTACTTGGCGGATATGGCTTGCCTCCGGTCAACGTTGTGACAAACCGTAAGGTCACTGTCAAGAACGTAGCGAGTGGTGAAAACGAAGTCATCGAGTTCTTCCCGGTTAACCGAGTAGTAATGCTTTCCGAGGGAATCGGTAACTTCCTACTTGGCCCAACGGTAGAGAACGACTTCCAACCAGGTATCGTATTGACTGCGGAAGATCTTCGCGCACCTATCCGTTCCGTAATGGAAACGGTCGCTGCCGGCTTCCCTGCAATCGAGCAACCATCCCGTATCTTCCACGCTGACGTCTTCACTCCGTAAGGGGCGACGTTAGTTGAGTAAGGTAACGGTTAAAGTTATCGGGGCGTATGTCGACGGCTACGCTCCCGGTAATGATATTGAAATCGACAAAAGGTCTGCGGATCACTTAGAGAAGATCGGTTATGTAAAACGCGTGGAAGCAGAGAAGGCCGAACCTAAAGACGCAGATAAGCCTAAGTCGAAGTCAAAGCCGAAAAAGAAAGTAAAGCAGACTAAACCAGAAGATAAATAAGGGGCGATTGAATGGCGAAGAAATCTGAGTTAGCAGAGACGCTACTAAGCCGTTTCAAAGGTGTCCCGAATGTAGAGCAAGAGGACGTTGAGGCTTGGATCGATAGGTCGCTGCTTGAACACGGGTATCGCCTGGATCAAGACGTTCGTGACGACGATCAGCTCCTCATCTTGCTATATGCCGAATGGGACGGGATCACACAGATCTCCCTACGGACGGCGTACTACTTCGAGTACAAGGACGCAGAGGAATCGGTTGATAAGCGAATGGTTTCCGAGACTTACCGGAACCTCGCTGACAGTCTATGGAAAACGTACGAACGAAAAAAGAACGAGGCCGGCCGGACGGCAGGGCCAAGATTCACAATTATGACGAGAGCAGACAGGGGGTAATTTTCGATGGGGCAGCAGCAGTTTAATGAGGCGATTGACGAGCTTTTCGAAGCTACTCAAAACAAACTACCGCAGTACTACGGCAGGCTTACGCGAGCAAACGACAGGGCCCGGCTGATGGTCGAAGATATTCTCGCCAAGCATGCAGGGCCGGACAGCGTAGTGCCACGAAACAAGTCCGCAGCAGTTACCCGGGAGCTACAACAAGTTGAGTCTCAGGTCTACCGGGATATTCGTAGCGAGCTTCAACGCATGTTCGAAGAGGCGGCATTTGCTCAATCTTCTGGACTTGCCCTCGCAGTTAGTGGCGCCCTGGACGTGGCTGCATTGTTAGCAGTCGCAGGGATTGCCCAAGCGTACGCGGAGTCAGCTTCGTATCTGCTAGCTGCTCTTATCGGGAAGCCCACCGAAGAGTTTACAAGTTCTTTATCGAAAGCTCCTTTCAATCGTAAAGACTCAGATGGCTTGCAGCTAAACGATAGACTGCGAGATATTGCACGAACTACTACACGGCAAGTAGCGAGCACACTTCGAAAAAGCATCCGAAATGGCGAAGTCACCTCTCGCATGAACCGTAAAGTGGCTCGAGATTTTAACTCTTTGGCTTGGCGACTGAAGACGATCGTGGAGACGGAAACTCTTTATCTACATCGAAATGCTATCGGCATGTTTGCGGAACTAACGGACATTACAAGAGGCGTCAAGATCGTTGACTACCCTCATGGAAAGCCCGGGGAGCACGAGCGTCATAAGTGCCATATTTACGCTCATCAAAACGAGCACGGTCTAGGCGAAGGAGTTTACCCACCGGGTACTCGAAAGATCCGTCACCCTCATCCTCGTTGTAGATCGACCTTACACCTCGAGCTCGTCAGGAGGTTGAAATAATGCTGACCGACTATGACATCCAACACATCAAAGAAAATAGAAAGCAGATCACCAAACATCGGCTAACGGACGTTCTCCTCTACAAACGAACGGAAGGTCCGGTGGATCCGTTCACTGGCGATCCAACTTTCGAAGATACAGAGGAAGCAGCGAAAGGCACCTGGACATCGTTGATCTCTCAATCCGGAGGAGAGGGAGAGATTCAATTTGACAATGGGGTCCACGTCGTAACGGATGACGTAATCTTTAACCTTGATATCGAGTATGACGTTGAGGGGCTTAGCGAAGTGACACACGTTGAGACCGGGGACACATACGCAGTAAAAGCAATCGATCAGAAAGGTATTGGCGCTGCTAATCGTCATTACATTCTTTTGGAGCTCGTCAAATAATGCCACGTTATCGAGTCGACTTCAAAGGTGTAGATGACGTTAGGAGGCAGCTTGGCCGAGGTGCTGCAAGAAAAATGAAGCGAAGAATCGGAAACGCGCTCGAAGAGGGAGTCAGAGACATGGCGGAGAATTCGTACCAACGATCGCCTAAAGAAACTACTGCTCTCGCTAATTCGATTCTAGCATCCGTGCAAAAAGAAGCTCCTTTGACGTGGTACTACGGTTCCACAATGCCGTACGCTCAGCGTCAGGAGTACGAGCACAAAACGAAGAAGGGGTATTTCCGACTCGCAATTTTAGAGGAGGCCCCAATCCTACACGCACGACTATCTTTTATTGTGCGAGATCAGTTGGGAGGTTAGGTGATGAACTATGACGTAACGTACTCCCTCCGGATGGCCCTCTTATCGGAGGTGCCTGAACTGACTGAGGCAGTCATCATGCGAGACGACGTGGATCTCACGTCCAGGGCCAAACCGTTTGCCACCGTTGAGTATTTACAAGGCGGAGGCACGTCAGTAGCAGCAGGGCGCGAGAGTTATGTCGATGAGTATTCGTTTCAGATCGGGTTGTTTGCGAATGATGTAGGCGAAAGACACCGACTTGAGACGAAGATACGCGAAGAAGTCATCCGGGCTAAGTACGGGTTTCCATTGTATCGATTTAACGGCAAAACGTTCGACCGGTCAGAAGACACGGTGCTTCTAAACGATGGTGGCTTTACTCCGATCGCAAACGATGATAATTCGAATCAAACAAATAGTAACCGCGGGTACTTCGATGCCACGGCGGTTTTCTACTAATTATAAGGAAGGGAATGACGTAGATGAAAGCAAGTGGTCAGTACGCAAAAATCGATATTACAGTCGATGGTACACCGGTCCAGGTCGTTGAACTGCGCGAATGGAATATCTCCGCATCAACGAACAAGATCGATTCTACGGTCGCAGGAAAGGATTGGACAGAGCACGAAGTCGGGCACGGCTCGTGGGAAGGCGATGCAACGATCCTCGACATTGACACGTATTGGGTAGATCACCTCTTCGCGAAAGTGAACGTTAAGTTCTACTTCAATGAGAACGACGCGGCTCCTGCATACGAAGGATCGACATCGATCGACTTCGAGACGGGCACACCGTATGACGACATGATCGAGACAAGCCTCACCTTCACCGGAGACGGTCCGTTGACTAAAGGCACCGAACTCGCAGGATAAGTAGCTAGAACCTCGCCTGTCTAGGGTAGCTCCCAAAAAGCATATTCCGAGTGCCTGGCAGGCGTTATCTAATTCGGAGCAAACCAAAAAACTATCGGAGGTTTTATAGATGAGTAAATTTGACGTGAAATCACTACGAGAAAAGGTAATGCAATCAGACGACATCCAATACGACGAGATCTACGTGAAAGAATGGGACGTCACTCTCCCGGTCAAAACGCTATCCGCAAACGAGTTGAAGCAAGTCTTGAAGCAAAAGAAAGATCAGCTTCGCTTGCTATCACTTGCGGTTATCCACGGATGTAAAACGGAAGAAGGCGAAGCAGTATTCACTTCTACCGACCTAGCAACTCTTGAGGACCGGAAGTCATTCGGCGCCATTCAACGTATTGCCGGAAAGGTACTAGAAATGAGTGGATTCGATGAAGGTGCGGAGCAAGAGGCAAAAAACGACTAAAGGACGATGGATTCCTTCGCTCGCTCTACGAATTAGCTGACGCTAAGGACACGACAGTAGGCGAGCTTACAGGATCCCGTCGTCGATATTCTACCGTACACTTGCCCGAGCGTATTGCGCAAACGTTCGGTCTAAGTGAGCAGGAATCCGTTATTCGAATCGAGCATCATGACGAAGGCATCGCGGCAAGTGAAATCCCGTATTGGTCAGCGTTTTACTCGATGAAGGCTAAGGAGTCAAAACGTAAATGACGAAGGGAGTGATCTAATTGGCATCAAAAGCGAATAACAAAATGAACATCAGTTATACGATCAAGGCGCTCGATCGATTTTCCAAGACCCATGCGAAGCTAGAGCGTCAGCTAGCCGGTCTCCACGACATGACGAAAGGAATTTCCGAGGACAAAGACATTGACGTCGACGCTCACACGGCTAGTGCGAACAAAGATCTCGCTGCTACTGCGGCTATTGCCAAGTCTATTCCGGAGCGTATCTGGATTAAAGTTAAGCCTAAAGGGTTTAACCAGGGTCTCTCGATCATGGATAACTTCGCGACAAAGCTCAGGACGATGGAGGAAGTATCTGAGGGATTCGCTAGAGGAACTCTTTGGACGTTTATCCCTACGATCGGGTCCGCACTAGGTATCGCAGCAGCCGGGGCAGGAGCATTCGCCGCCGGTCTAATCGGAGCCGCCGCAGCAGCCGGAGCTTTCGCCATGGTAGCCGTTCCTGCCATTAGTTACCTCGCTGAGATCGACAAAGAGGTCAAGCGTGGCTCTAAAGAATGGTACGAACTGAGCGAAGCAACGAGATCCGCGGTTTCAGAGCTCGATAACCTCCGGTCCGCCTGGTCAAAGATGCAAGATAAGTTCCGGGATCCGGTTCTCGAGGTATTCAAGCTGAACCTCCAAGGAGCTCGCGTAGCCTTGAAAATGTTCACCCCGGTTATCGAAGGCGCGGTCGATGCAGCACACGAATTATCTGCGGCATTCAACCGAAACTTGATGTCTGATGACGTGAAAGCAATATTCGAGTGGATGGGCAAAACTGCCGGACCTTACCTCGAGACATACGGAAAAGCTATCGGAAACTTCCTCGTTGGCTTCATGAACATGATGGTAGCGTTCGATCCGTTGGCTCAGCAGTTCGCTGATGGGTTCTTAGAAATGTCCGAAAACTTTCGAGAGTGGTCGTCAACCCTCGAGAATAACCCGGCATTCCAGAACTTCCTCGACTACGCACGGGAAAACGGTCCGATCCTACTTGAATTCCTCGGAAACTTAATCCGGTTCCTTGTCGATCTCGGAATCGCGATGGCTCCCGTAGGAGAGTACGTCATGGACATGGCCAATAGCTTCTTCCAGTGGTCTAGCGAAATGCTCGAGACTCATCCGATGGTAGGTAAGATTTTGGCCGTCTTGATTACGCTTAAGGGACTGCTTGGTCTCCTGGCTCCCGTAATCTCGATCGTGACAATGGCTTGGCACACGCTTGGGCCGGTTCTTCTGTTCGCATTCAAATGGTTAGGTAAGCTCGGCGTGATTATGCTAAGGCTCGGCCCGATCATTACTAGAGTAGGTGTTTGGGTGCTCCGTCTAGGAGGTCCTCTTGGTTGGATTATCTCCACCGTAATCTTCTTTGCTCAAGTAATTTGGGAGAATTGGGACGCTATCTGGAAATGGACGAAAGACACCTTTGCGAAGATCAAGAATTTCATCCAGGACACCTGGGCAAAAGTAGAAACTGCATGGCAAGTCATCGGCGCCTTAAAGAATCTGCTTGTGAATAAGTTCAAGGAAATGGTTGGAGCCGTTCAAGACAAAATGGCCGAGATCAAAGGGAAGATCGAAGACAAGTGGCAAGCAGCACAGGATTTCTTGACCGGGATCGACCTGTTTGCGATCGGTGCCGACATTATCTCCGGATTAGTCAAAGGTATCAAATCCATTGACGTGTGGAGTGCGGTATCAACCGTAGGATCCGGAATCAAGAGCGCATTCACTAGTTTCTTCTCGATTCATTCACCTTCTCGTCTCATGGAGAAAGACGTAGGTAAGTGGATTACTCTCGGGGTCATCGACGGAATGGTCGGCATGGCTTCGAAAGCAGAGCGTGAAGCAAACGTGGTGGCAAACGCAATCGCCCGACCGTTCCAGACAATGGACCGAGACTTTACGTACAGTGCGGTTGGGACTGCGAGATCTAATTACGCCAATTCACGAAGCAACTACGATCAGCAGCAGGCACCGGGTCAGTCGGGCGGCCTTACGCAAAATCTACACTTCTACGGAGAAGCAGCAAACTCTCCGGCAGCCACGGCACGTAAGAACCGACAAGCGCTTAGAGACTACGGAATGGAGGCGAACTTCTAATGTTATACCGAGTGAAATACGAAAACGAACGAGGACAGACGATAGACTTCGACTCCTCCCCCGAGCTAAAAGCGTTGACGTTCGATGGATTCGGAGACGTAGAGGCGGACGTACAGTCGCACTACTCTCCGTACCAGGACGGCAGCCGGTTCATTGATTCGGTTCTTAAGGAGCGTCCAATCGCTATTACGTTTATGGTGAGTGGTTCCGATGAGAACGCCATAGCCTATCATCGACGCAATCTCTCCCGAGTAATCAATCCGAAAATTCCTGGACTCCTTACCGTTGAGACAGGAGGAATGATCTTTGTCATCAACGTGGTTCCGGAGCATGTACCTAGCTACCCGAGTGGCGGATCTAACCAGGGGCGGCGGTATCAAAAAGGAGTCATCGACTTCATAGCACATGACCCGTACTGGCGTGAGCCCCAAGAGGTATCGCATGCACTTAAGGCATACGAGGGTTTATTCAGCTTCCCGTTCAATTTTCCGATCGAGTTCGGAAGGGAAGGCGACTCTACTGTCCTAGCAAACGATGGTACGGTCGACGCTACGATCGAGCTAAACATCCAAGGCCCGGTCGTTAATCCGATCATCACGAATGAGACTACCGGAGAGTTCATCAAGTTGAACAGAGCATTGGCAGCCGACGAGGTCTTGCACGTTAACACAAGCCCGAGCAACAAGCGAGTAGAGATCTATCGTGGCGGAGCAGTTATCGAAAAGGCATGGGGATTCCTTGATCCGTACTCCTCTTTCTTCTCGCTGATCCCGGGAGACAATCTCCTTTCTTATAAAGCTGACTCAGGAGCAGACAACGCGATCGCAGCTATCGCATGGCAAAACAAATATCTAGGAATTTAGGAGTTGATATGATGCAGCGCAGTTACTTTTTTAACACACCGGACGGCGGTGCCCCGGTCACTTACAGTGCCGAGGACTTTGCGAGGTTCCACGCTCAGATTATCGGTAATGGCGTTTCAAACACGCCTGATCTCGATGATCTTCAAGTAATTGAGAAAACGAACATGACCGTTTCACTACTCGCAGGCTACGCATTCGCAAACGGATATATGTACGAGAACACCTCGGCATTGGATCTCACTGCGGACGTGGCAAATACGACTTACGATCGGATTGATCGAGTAGTTATTCGTTTCGATAACACTCCGACAGAACGTAGGGTTTATGCCTACATCAAAAAAGGGACGCCCGCAGCCAATCCGGTTCCTCCGGCCATGTATCGGGGAGACTCGGTGTTTGAGCTTAGTGTCGCTCAGATTCTCGTTGTTGCCGGAAAGTCTTACGTAGAGCAATCTCAAATCACCGACGAACGTCCGGATGATAGGGTGTGCGGCTATATCCCGTTACACAATATCTATCGGGGGCTCGAGATCGACCGAAATGGTACGGCTTCCTTCCTTAATCAATCGTTCTTTAAATCGTTGAATGGGACGAAAGACACTACCGGTTGGACCACCGAAGGGCAGTCGAAGCCGTTAAAATTCGGTACCGTCGTTGAGGACACGCAGCACGAGCAGATCAATTCATACCAGATCAAGGTAAAGACGAGTGGCGTTTACTACGTCTACTGCCAAGTAGGGTTCTACGCCGATCAATCAGCTTGGCCGGTAGGGCTCGATCTACAAACCTACTTACACGTTAACGGCCAACAACGGCATGCACTTAACGTAAAAGTCCTCAATTCCACCAACGATAACTACTCAACGGGCTCGACTATCGAACGTGTTGAGGCCGGCGATACGATCCATGTCGAAGCCAAAATGTTTAACCTACAAGGCAAGAAGGTCCAACCGAACCATGTTAGAATTCACTTCGCAAAAATTATGTAAGGAGGAGATAGCGTATGAAACAATCCATTCGTGTATATGACGAATTTCTCGACCTGAAAATCGAGATCGACATGTATGATAGCCTGCTTTTGACTCGTAGTTTCTTCGAGGTTGGTGACTTCGAACTTCATATCAACCGTTACGAACATGGTGCTGACGAGCTCAAAAAGGGGCGCATCATCGTATTAAACGGCAGCAAGCATAAGGCCGGCGTCATTATGTCGAAAGAGATTGCGCTAGACTCCGCCGGTAAAGAGACCGAGAACTGGAAGATCAAAGGCTACACGCTAGACGGTCTTATCTCTCGAAGGTGGACCGTGCCTAGCGAGGGCAAAAGCCATGATAGCGTCAAGGGCGATGCCGAAACGGTTATGAAGCATTACGTCGAGAATCACTTCGTCAATCCCGAGGATCCCGACCGAAGAATGTTTCGTATGGAGATCGCCCCGAACCAAAGACGAGGAGCATACATCGAATGGGAATCACGCTATAAGGATCTGTCAAAGGAGTTCGCAGACATCGGAAAGCTGACGGGCCTTGGCTGGGTGATCTACGTTGACCCTGTTCAGAAGAAATTCGTTTTCGACGTACAAGAGCAGCGTGATATGACCCAGGACAATTACTTCGGGAATACCCCGATCATTTTCTCGCCGGACTTCGGCACGATCGAAAGTCAATCGTTCTCAGACTCGGACCTAAACTACCGGAACGTCGGGTATGTCGGCGGTCAAGGTGAAGGCGAAGAAAGAGAAATCGTTGAAGTCGGGGAGGACGCGAAAGGATTCAATCGGATCGAGACTTTCATTGATGCTCGGGACGTTGGCGGCGAAGGCGAAGAGGGGCTGACCCCAGGTGAAATCAAAACCCTCCTCAAAGAACGTGGGGCACGAAAGCTCCTAGAAATGGGTCGAGTACTTTCGTTTGAAGCGAAGATCCTCACACCTATTGCTCGAAGGCTTAACGAGATCCCAGGAGGTATGCCGATCGCGGAGACACCTTTTGAGTACGAGAAGGATTTCGACTTAGGTGACCGTGTAACCATCATGAATAAGGGATGGGGCGTAGTTCTGACGTCTCCGATCGTAGAGGTTACCGAAGTACACGAGCCTGACGGATTCGAGCTCGAAGCAACTTTCGGAGAGAAGCGACCTACCTTGATCTCGAAGATTGAGCGTAAATTCGCTGAGCTTTCCGGAGTGGAGCAGCAGGAGCTCGCAAGCAAGTATACGAGTACTCAGATTAAAGAAGTCATCGAATACACGGACGGTAAGCTAAGTGCGGAAGAGCAGGCCCGTATTGAGCAGGCTAGAGAGAACCTCGAAGCGTCGAAAGACTTCACGGAGAACTACGCGGAGCCGCAGATGTTCCGAGGTGAGACGGCTCCTTCGAATAAGCAGCTAATCTGGATCGACACTTCTGACCCGAATCAAGACGTATGGAAGCGTTGGGACGAAGAAGCTCAGGAATGGAGAATTGGGCCGGGCGGACCCCAAGGACCGCAAGGAATCCAGGGACCACCGGGCGAAGACGGTCAAACGTTGTTTACTTGGATTCGCTACGCAGAAGACGAAGCCGGCACGGGAATGGCGAACCTACCCGACGGGAAATCGTACATGGGTATCGCATATAACCGGACAACGGCTATCGAGTCGACGGATCCTTCCGATTACTCATGGTCCAAGATCGAAGGGCCGCAGGGTAACCAAGGTATTCCTGGTCCGGAAGGTTCCGACGGGACTACGTACTACACTTGGATTAAGTACGCTGAGGACGATAAAGGTACGGGAATGAGCGACTCTCCTTCGGGGAAGGCGTATTTAGGTATCTCGTACAATAACCTCAGCCAAACCGAGTCTAGCAATCCCGCAGACTATTCGTGGTCCAAGATCGAAGGCCCGCAAGGTCCCCAAGGCCCTCAAGGACCGAAAGGATTACAAGGAGTCCAGGGACCGCAGGGTGACCAGGGTATTCAAGGACCGACAGGGGCCGACGGTCGTAACGCTTATACCCACATCGCGTATTCCAATAGTTCCGATGGAACCGTGGACTTTTCGGTAGGAGACTCGACTAATAGATCGTTCATCGGTATGTATGTAGATCACACTGCCGCAGATTCTACTAATCCTGCCGACTACCAATGGACGCTGATTAAAGGCTCCGACGGTGAGCGAGGGATTCCGGGCCCTGCCGGGGAGGACGGTCAGACACCGTATTTCCATACGGCTTGGGCGGATAGCTCCGATGGATCGATAAACTTCTCGACTACCGACGCTACGGACCGTGATTACATCGGAACCTACACCGACTTCACTGCCGCAGATTCTACGAGCCCCTCGAAGTACCAGTGGTCGAAGATCAAAGGGGATAAAGGCGACACCGGTGCGCAAGGGCCACGAGGGCCCCAAGGTCCTCAAGGTGAGCAAGGTCTCCAAGGTCCGAAGGGTGACCAGGGTATTCAAGGACCGACAGGGGCCGACGGACTGACGTCGTACACGCATATTGCGTATGCGAATAGTGCTGACGGTACGGTGAACTTCTCCGTAAGTAATCCAGATCGCAGCTATATCGGTATGTACGTCGATCATAACCCGACAGACTCTACGAATCCTGCGGCATACTCATGGACTCGTACGAAAGGTCTCCAAGGAGATCAAGGGATTCCAGGGCAGCCGGGAGACGACGGAAGGACTCCGTACTTGCACATCGCTTATGCGAATAGCTCCGATGGTGTTAGTGGGTTCTCGACGACAGACTCGCTGAACAAGCTATACATCGGTCAGTACACGGATCACGTTGCTTCCGATTCGACTAACCCCGCAGCGTATAACTGGACGCTTGTAAAAGGTGAGAAGGGTGCTACCGGATCTCAAGGTCCTACCGGAGCGACGGGAGCTACCGGGCCCAAAGGACCTCAAGGCCCTCAGGGACCTCAAGGCGTACAAGGGCCGGCGGGTGCTGACGGTAAATCGTTGTACACCTGGGTCAAGTATGCGGATAGTGCAACCGGAAGTGGGATGTCCGATAGTCCGTCAGGTAAGGAGTACATCGGGCTTGCATATAACAAGACGACACCAACCGAGAGCTTCACGGCTTCCGATTACACCTGGACACTCGTAAAGGGTGATCGAGGGGTACAAGGTCCGTCCGGGTCTGACGGAAGAACCTACTATACGTGGATCAAATACGCAGACTCTCCGACATCCGGGATGAGCGATTCTCCTGCGGGAAAAAGGTATCTCGGCCTTGCGTATAACAAGACGACGGCCACCGAGTCCACGAATTACTCGGACTACACCTGGTCCCTAGTCGAAGGACCGAAGGGGGACAAAGGTGATCGAGGCTATACCGGGTCTCAAGGACCGACCGGAGCCACGGGGCCAACCGGAGCCACCGGTCCTCGAGGTCCACAAGGGCCAAACATCGTTGATAGCTCGACTCAGATCGAGGCGAACGTCATCAAATCGAATCACATCGCAGTCTCCAATCTATCAGCGATCGTTGCCGACTTGGGTACGGTTCGTGCCGGTACTCTCCAAGGGGTTCATATCAGTGGGTCCACGTTCACCTCCAAGCTGAATGCGTACAATTTCACGGAAATCGAAGACAACCATATTCGGTCGGAAGGTCACTTCGTTGACACCGAGTTTGGCTTCGGAGACTCCTACGGAATCTTTGACATCGATGATGGTCGAATGTACTTCAAGGTCGGCCAACGTTCGGGCAACACTCGTGGGAAAGGTGCCACATTGGACTTCACGCAGATCGGACTCGTAGTGAGTAACGACTATGGCGCAAGTACCCACATTCACAATGGCGGTGCGATCTCGTTCCAAGCGTGGTACGACGAGAGTGCGCACAAGGGATCCATTTATTCCTGGAACGAAGGGATGATTCTCGAGAAAGTCGAGCAAGTACGTTTCTCCCGTCCATCCGGAGTCATCATGGATAACTACGGGAACATCATGCCGGATGCCACGCACACCTCGAGCACTAGCTCGTATTGGGGCGTATGGGACACGTCAGGAAGCGCTAAGGCCCGTTTCTACCTCTCCCAAAACCGTCCGATCGAGTTTTACGCCGACCTAGACCTCAGGAATAGTAATCTCATTGGCGTCAATAACATTCGGATCAACGATCCTGGCGACGGAGAAGGTATTCAGTGGGATAACGGAAATGGCTACAAGATCAACGAGGCTCCATACACTGGAGGAAACGGTTCGGGTTCTCTGAATATTTGGCGAGGAAGGACGAATGTAGTCAACTTTGATGCCGATGGACGATCAGCTTTCGTTCGCTCGATGGAAACTTATAACCGTACCTACGAATACACGCCGAACATGTACATCACGTCAAACGGGGTCTTCGGTCGAGGCGGGGTATCTGCGACAAAGTACAAAGTAAACATCAGCGAAGTAGACACGTCTGACGGGTATGCTGAACGAATTCTGAGTCTAAAACCTAAGCGTTGGTACGGTAAGTCGCATAGTGAGGAACTGGCCGATACGTTAACCCAAGAGTACTACGGAGAGAACGTTTCGTGGGATCTCATCGAACATTTAGACCCTGTTTACGGTCTTATCGCTGAGGACTTGGAGGAGGCGGGGCTAGAGCAATACGTGATTTACGGAGCTGAGGATGCGGATGGTAAACGAGAAGTTGAAAGTATCGCTTACGACCGTCTATGGACGTTACTGCTGCCGATCGTCAAAGGCTTGAAAGAGAGAGTGGAAGCTCTTGAGGCAGCAAAATAAAAATCAAAGGAGAATGTTTATGCTAACAAAAGAAGTGACTTATGTATTTAACTACGAAGGTAACGAGGTGTTCGAGACTCACTTCGCCGAGTCTACGACCAATAATCGGGTAGTAGCTAAGGCAGATTCGGACCTAACCGATTATATTGGCCTTCGTGTAGCCGGCCTTCCTGCTACCGGTAATCCGTACACACGAATTGAGGCTGAGCTAGTAAGCGACGTAGATATACGAGATCCAGAGCTCACATTCATTAGCAAGCGTAGGTTCCTGGTGTACAAGCTGCCGGATGTTAACAGGCACGTACTAGCGTCATATGAAGAGCGAGACGAGGCGGGCAACGTACTTGTAATGTTCGATACTGCGGGACTACTAGACTAAAAATCGAGGAGGAATCGGAATGGATCAACGACAAGAAATTCAGCTAGACGTAAGTGGGATGCTCGATACATTGGCGTCCCGTATCGGTCAACTAGAAAAGGAGAAGGCGGTGCTTATCGCCCAACTAACGCAACTACAATCCCAACTAGACGGAGGAACGGAGGCTAAGCATGATGGACGAGGCGAAGCGTGATGCCTACATGCTAGAAATCCTTGACCGGTTGGCACGACTTGAGACGAAGTTCGACGGGCAAATGGACGTAAAGCAGACGGCAAGAGACGCTTTAGACAAATCAAATAACAATGCGCTTGAGATCGATGAGCTTCGGCGCAGGGTTGATAGTCATGACGATAAATGGAAAACGGACCGTACCGAGAAGTGGGGTATGTGGATCGCGATTATTGCGGGGATTTTCACCGTAGGAGCTTCGTTGATTAACGTTTTGATGAACTAGGGGCGTGCCCCGGCGTGGACACATTGGCAGTGGCACCGGGGCAAACACCCGCAACCTCAGTATAAATGAAGAAAAAATACACGAAAAGGGGACGATGGTATGAAAATCAAATGGCGTAATAAAGGTCTATGGATCGCTATTGGAGCAATCGTGGTAATGGGGCTGAACGATGCGGTCGGCATTACACCGGACCATTCCGAGCTATACGTTGACCTGATCCTTGCCGCGTTGGGTGCTGCCGGGGTCATCAGTAACCCGGAAAAAGGTAAATGGTTTAAAGATAAAGATAACGAAGGGGAGCGATAA